CTCCCACAACTAACTAACTAACTGAACAAAAGAAAAGTGAAGATTATTTTTATCTTCACTTTTCTTTTGTTCTAATTAAATAGACAGTTGTCGTACCAGAGTGCTTTCACTTGTCTGTGCATATACCATTGTCATTTTTAAGCTTCTATGACCTATTACCTTTTGTATTGTAGTAACAGGAACATCTTTGTTTACAAGTCTTGACGCACAAGTATGTCGAGCCACATGAGCTGAAACATTCTTATCTATACCTGCATGTTTTATAGCAGTTTTTAATCTGGCATTGAACAATTCCTTTTTTATTCCGAAAAAATCATCAAGCCTGTAAAGATATTTATTTATTATTTGCTCTGCTCTTCCGTCGAATATAGAAGAAATAGGTATCCTAACGCCTGTATTTGTCTTTATGGAAGTATAGGTAAGCCACATTTTCCCATTTTCTATGGTGAAATTTTTCGGGGAGAATGAAGCAAAGTCTGATATTCTTGCTCCGGTGTAAGCCATAAAAAGGAATCTGTCAAGTGTAACAATGAATCGTGATGGAGTGTCGGTACGTGCTATGTAATTTTCAATTTTACGAATATCATCGTCAGTCAGCGACTTCATTTTATATTTCAGACGGTCTGAAAGCTTTTCATGATAAAAGTCGAAACTACCGGAAGGTACCTTGTTGCCAAACAATTTCCTGGCAATATTATAATAACACCTAAGCACATGTATCTGCATACCTATTGTAGTTTGATTCAGACCGGCTTCACGCATATAGCGTATAAATCCCTTTGCATAATCTTCCGTAATATCGGAAACTGAACATTCTTTACAGAATTTCCTGAGATGCTTTAGCACACGTCGGTGTATTCCTTTTGTTCCTTCGCGAATATCGCGGTGTTCTATCTGATATTCCATCATCGAATAGAAGTCATTAGATGACTCACGCCCGTCCCATATTTCCTTCAGCTTTGAAAGTGTAAACTCTCCGTCGTAATCAAGTTCATACTCTTCAAGCTGATAAAGCGTTTTACGGATAAACAGATTAAGTTTCCTTGCATTTGGGTTACGGATAATAAGCCCGTTTTCACCATCCCATTCATCGTGAAACACATGTACGTTTGTATCAATTAAGATACTTTTACCGAACTGTTCGCAGCGCACATATACGCTGAACATACCTGAATCAAATTCTTTGACGCAGATAGAATACTTGATTTTGTTCATAGAAGGTTTATTTTATTTGGCTATCACAAGTTAGAAAAAAATTACATAAAAAGCAATACCTGTAAAAGAAATAGTTATATTTGTAATAAATAAACCTAATTGCAGGTTTGTTTTATTTGGCTTGAAGGGCGGAGCAAAGTGTTGCGCATCCGTCCTTCTTTTTATTGTTTCAAAGTGCAAATAAGCATTCAATTGTCAAAAAAACATACCCGTTTTATTCGGATATAAATATTTTTTGTAATTTAGCGGCGTGATAGGGAAAACAGGGATTCCCTTCTTCGATGAGAGTTTTATCAACACAGAAAGGAGACAAGCGATTGTCTCCTTTCTTGTTTTTGTCTGCCGAGAAACCGTCGTTTTTTTTGTCCTTCATTCTCCAATGTGCTCTTCGTAACTTTGTATTGCAACAAAAACCAAATGTTTAACTAAAAACGACGACAAGATGAAAAAGATGATTTTAATGTTTGCACTGCTGATTTCTGCAGTGACCGTTTTCGCACAGGGAGCTGTAACCTCTGAACCTTCTACTGCCGGATTCGTAATCGACCTGGGCACGTTTACCGGAATCGTAGCACTTATTTCGGCCATCGTGACACAGATCCTGAAAGTCATTCCTGCCATTTCAGAAAGCAAGCTCGCAAAAATCGGTGTGAGCGTGGCGGTAGGTATGATGGTGTGCGTGCTGGCATGGGCGCTTCAGCTTACTCCTCTGCTCGAAGGATACCAATGGTGGGGAACGCTTATTTACGGACTGGCTGCCGGCCTTAGCGGATGCGGTTTCTACGATGTGGTAAAAGCTATTGCCGCTCTTTTTAAGGATAATACGGAAGAGATGGAATAACGGGGAGTCGGAAGGAGGCACGGAATGGACGCAGAAATGGTGACGGCCATAAGCGCAGCTGTAGTTTCTGTGGGTACCTTGATTTTTACTCAGTACAACAAAATGACGCAGAAGTATCGTGACAAGATGAACGATATGAAGTTGGAACGGTACAAGCAGGAAACCGAACGTCTTAGCTTCAAGCGAAGCGAAAACACGGCTAAGGTATTTGGTGAGCTGTGGAAGGTGCTCTACGAAACAAAGGCCGACAGGGTGTACATCGTACAGCCGCACCCGCTGGGTAATGCAGCCTTCCTTTCCATCTATTTCGAAGTGAAACGCAAGGGGGTGTCGGGCATGAAGGACAACGTGCAGCGGCTCCCCATGAGCGAAATGGCAGTATTCAGCAGAGGACTGGCCGAAAACCTTTTTCTCTGCTATACGGATATAGACTCTCAAGTGAAGGACAAGATGGCCAAATCCCTGTTTATAACCAATGGCTGTCGCGCCGTAGCCATAAAGAGGCTGAACAGCGCTTCCGACTGGGTAGGAAACATCTTCTGCGAGTTTACCGACGAAATGGAGGTAAGTGAGGAACAAACCCACAAGGTGCTGCACGATGCAGCGGTGAACATACAGTTCATTCTTCCGGAATACCGGGAGAATCCCTATAAATAGAGTTACAAACCAAAAACACAACACAAACAATGGACGAAATCAGTTTTAAGAAGGGAGCTGAAGGCTATGTGGCCGAATATACTTCCGAAGGACGTACAATGGTGCAGATTCAGGGTGTGAAAAGCGGAAGGCTTTCAATCTCCCGGTTTATTGACACCATGGAACCCGTCGCAATGGATACGGTGAATTTCACAAATTCAGTAATTGAAATCAATGTACCTGCCGGCATGAAGGTACGGCTTCTGAGCGATGTGGAGGTGAAAAAAGTAAAGGCATTGGTCATCAAGGATACCGCAGCAGCCGGCGGTGGCGGAGGTGGTGAAAGCTATGTGCTCCCGAAAGCCAGCGACTCTGCTTTGGGAGGAATCCAGACCGGATTTTCAGAAAGCGGGAAGAACTATGCTGTAAGAGTAGACGGAGCAGGTAAAGCGTATGTCACGGTAAACTGGACAGACACCACATATACCAATGCTACAACAGCAAAGCCCGGAATTGTAAAACAGGGTGCCCATGTAACAGATGCTACAGGTTCGGAAGATGCACATACCGTACTGAACAAGCTGATTGACGAGCTTGAGAAGGCCGGGGTTCTGGCTTCTGCATAACCACAGTCACAACACACAAACTAAACTATACACGACATGAGAATCTGGATTGATAACGGTCATGGTGCAGGCACCAAAGGGAAGCAGTCGCCCGACGGACGGTTGCGTGAATATGCCTATGCACGCGACATTGCACGCCGTGTGGTGGATGCGCTGAAGAAGAAAGGGCTTGACGCGCAGCTGCTCGTTCCGGAAGAGGAAGACATTTCGCTTCAGGAACGGTGCGCACGCGCCAACCGGGTGAAAGACAGCATCCTGGTATCCGTCCATTGTAACGCTGCCGGAAGCGGCACGCAGTGGATGACCGCACGCGGATGGGAGGCATGGACCAGCGTAGGTCAGACCAAGGCCGACAAACTGGCCGAATGTCTGTATCAGAGTGCGGAGCAGGTGCTGAAAGGCATGAAGATTCGCAAGGACACCGCCGACGGCGACAGCGACAAGGAAAGCGGTTTCTATATTCTGAAGCACACCGTATGCCCGGCTGTGCTGACTGAAAACCTTTTCCAGGACAATCGCGAAGATGTGGACTTCCTTCTGTCGGATGAAGGCCGCCAGAAGATTGTCACGCTGCATGTGCAGGGAATCTGTAAATACCTGGACGTATGAAACAGCTCCCGTGGATACTGGTAGGCTTGCTGTCGGCCGCGCTCCTCTTTTCGCTTTTCTTCCGTGGATGCGCGTCGCCGCAGTCTGGACAGGGTGATACCGTATGGCTTCCCGTCAGGGTAGATACGATACGCGACACGGCAGTTGCTCCTCCCGTGTCAGAGCGTCCCGCAGGAACAGACACCGCACGCCTTCCGGTATATCGTCCGCAGAAACCGTCCGGGCCAGCTTCCATTCCGGACAGCATAGCGGATACGGTTACGGTTGTTTCTGATTCGCTTTCTACAGGAACAGACAGCGTAGACGTGATTATTCCTCTCACAGAGAAGGAATACCGCACGGACGACTACCGGATAGTCATTTCAGGGTATCGCCCGCAACTGGTGTCGGCAGAGTTTTACCGACGCACACAGACGGGGGTGGTAAATGCACCGGCACCGAAAAAAAAGAGGTGGGGGATAGGACTGAGCGCCGGATACGGGATAGGGCTTTCAGGGAAGACAGAGCCGTTTCTGGGCGTTACGCTTAATTACAACCTGCTGCAATGGTAGCGGCAGGTTGTTTCTTTAAACACAAGAGAAAAACACAGGGCAGACGTGCCCGATAAACAAAGAAACGATGAGTAAGAGTGAGATTTTTAACACCATCCTCCGCATGGTATCGGAGGAAACGGAAATACCGTCTGCACAGATCCTTTCCGGAAGGAAGGACACAGAAACGGTAGATGCACGCTATCTGCTCGTGCATTTCCTTTTTCAGAGCGGATTGAATCCGTCGTATATCGCTGCACGAATCGGAAAGACGGAGCGTGCCGTCAACCAGATTCATACCAATTTCGACCAGCGTTTCAGCACACAGAAAATATTCAGAATAAGTTGCGAAAGAATCAGGAAGAGGTTAGGAAATAACTCATTCCCAGAGTAATGCTTCGTCCGTACCTTTGTCATGTCGGGAAATAGTTCACGACACAACACAAACACAAAACAGTATGACAATCAAAGGTATGGATGGCCAGAGTTACAACGTAACCGGCCAGGGACAAGGTAATTTCAACACTGTGGGTGCAGCAGCAGGTATCGCATCATTTTTGGGTATCAACGGTGGTAACATCCTGGGTCGCAATGGCTGGGGATGGAACGGAGAAGGATGTTGCTCAGACAACATGCCCGTAAGCCGTTATGAGTTGAACATGGTGGAACAACTGAACGCAAAGGATTCAGAAATCGCTTTGCTGAAGGCTGACAAGTACACTGACCAGAAGATCGTGGAAGCCTATAAGGACTTGCAGGGTCAGATCAAGGAACTTTCAGTGGAAGTTCGCTCCAACAAGGACGCTCAGACCGCTGTCAACATGCAGCAGGCCGTTTACAACGGTACCAACACCGCTGCTCTGCAGTGCATGCAGAACAGCATCGCCGCTTTGCAGGCTATCACCAAGACATACATCCCGTCAAGCAATGTATGTCAGGATGGATGCTGCGGATGTCCGTCTGCTCAGTAACCCCAAACTGGCCCCGGGGGAGGACCGTCCGGTCTTCCCCTTCCTTTTGATTTTCAAGCACTGTAGAAAAAACTCAAACACGCAGCACAATGACAAACGCACAGATTCTGACCGCTGTCATCCTGAAATGGGGTGAGCCGGTCATTCCGGTTATGATGGGCAATACGCTCAACGGTATTTCTGCCGGTATGCTTCCGGTGGAGAAGTTATTCAAGTCAATCGGACTCGCAGGCCCCGGATGGCAGATTTCCAATGAAATCAATTCGCTGGCATCTTTAGGAGGGACAAAAATGATCCGTCCGTTCCTTGAACGATTTGTATCCCGCATTCCGGACGATATGATTCCGGAACTGGCTCACGGTTATGTAGATTCTGCCATCCAGCAGGGAAAGCTTTCCATAATCGACGGATTTTTCACCTTCGACCGCGATGACCTGGTGGAACTGAAGAAATACCTGGACTGCAACCTTCCGTATCAGAAACCCGAGGAATATGTGGTGAAGGTTCCGCAGCAGCCCGCACAGCCGTCGCACCCACAACCGCAGCCTGCACCAAAGAATGAAACACGAGAAAAAGAAGAGAAATAAGTGCCGAATACAGGCGGCCTGGTGTCCTGTAAAAGATATATAACACAAACACAACCAAAAGCTATGATTCAATTAAATCCAATTGCAATCGCGGCTACCAGCCAGCAGTATCTGGCTAATGTAGTCGAAAATCTGTGCCAGCCATTCTGCTCCACAGGTTCCATACAGCCTACGGGTGGTGTAAACTACACGGTCGTTGAACAGAGCACCAACGACACGGTAACTACTGTCACCATCAACGCAGCTGTTACAGTGGTTTACCAGCCCAAGAACTCCTGCCGCTCCGTGGTAAAGCAGTTCACAGAGCAGTTCAAAGTGGCATTTGTCGGTGCGGCAAACGCTGTTCCTACCATCGCCATTACCACGCTGAACACGCAGATCAGTCCTGAGAACGTGAAATGCTGCAACCGTGCGTATGCAGTGAGTCTTGCTACTCCGGTCACGATTACTGCTACCTTTCCCGCTTAACGAAGTTCAGGCAGCCGCGTTTAGCGCTTTCAGTCTGGCATCTGCCGATGAACCCGTAAAAAAGCGAAGGAAAAGGAAAAATGTTTGAGTGGCTTCCCGTCCGCGAGGGCGGGAAGTTTTGAAGAAACTAATTTAAAAATATCGAGATATGGATAGAGAACAAATGATCTCCCGTTACGAGGAGCTGTATGATAAGATGAAGGACAGCAAGGACGTGAAGAATATGAAAATATTCGGCGAAGCTGCTACCTATTATTTCAAGGAAATGGCAAAGATGCACCCGGAAATGGCAATGAGCTGGCTGAGCCACCTCGAAGCAATGTGCTGGGATAATTTTTTGTCGGAAACAGAGGCCGTGAATATCGGTAAGACCATGGTCAACGAAGATGGGTTGAAAGGATTCCACTGGGGGCATGACACTTTCGTGGCTGCCGTGAAACAACTCGGAGGAGTTCCCGAAGAAAAACCTTCGTACAACTCGTATGCACTTTGTGTCACAGCAAACATGATTTACAGCGACATGGCATACAGCATCGCTGAAGACATGGGATACAAGACACCTGCCGAAGTACCAAACGAAAAGATGGCCCTTTCATGCTACAAGAAAGCTGTGGCCTACCTGAAAGACAAGGACAAGAACTTTCAGGTGCGCCGTTACTTCAAGAAGCGCATGTACGGAGAGCCGGCAGCCATGTAACAGCCGCATAGAAGAAAAGCTGGACCTCCTTATCCGTATGGTAGCTCAACTTGACGGGATAAGAGGATTTGGCTCTAATGTGCTGGCAAATGTGGTAGGCGATATAATTATGAGAAAAAGATGATGTAGTTTGTCTTTCCACCCTATATGAATGAAAATGCAGCCGGGTTTTGTCGTTTCTTCCCCGGCTGCATTGTTTTTTTATTATCAGTATGTACCGTTAACTGTAAATTCAAATGTGTAGTCATTTTTTATTCCTTCAATTTCTATAGGGAAAAGAATACGAACCGTCCTTCCAATCCATGTCTTATTTGCGATTTCTTTTTCCATATCGTTCTTGTTATTAAAATAGCAAGGAATAATGGCTTTCTGTTTCCATTGTGCTGGTATATATCCGCTTATACCTTTACTGAAATATACATTTGAATTTGGTAAAATGATGTCTTGAAGTCTTCCTTCATTTGGTATGCTGATGCTTCCTTGTGGGTTTTCTCTCTCTATATATTTTACTCCTTTGTGCATTACTCGGCTTATATTCCCTGAATAATCCATAAAAGTAACGTCATCCCAGTTTATTTTTAAGGTATGTCCTGATATATTTTTTAGTTCAAACTCAAATTGCGTGGTATTATATGTCCATGTTATTCCGATATATTTGTCGGAGTATTCATACCTGTTTATTAATAAGAGGTTGTTTTTATTATCCGTTGTTCGGTCCTCTATTTTTGTAATTTTCAAATCTCCATAAGGTTCTTTTGCATTAGATGGAGTCTCGACAGAGGTTAGTCCTACATCATATCGAGCCATATATATTTTTGAAGAACCACAGGATGTCATCAATGACATTGTTAATAGCATTAATGGTAAAAATAGTTTATTTTTTAGTCTCATAGAAAGTATTTTTATTTTAAGCAAATGTACTTATTAGTATAACAAAAAAACATAATTTTAGAATGAAAATTTTAAAAGTGCTGATTTCCGGAGGTAAAATGAAAAAATAAAACTATTTTAAACGTGATGTAAATTAAAATTGCAATATATAGAGGGAAATTATCCTTTATTTTACCAGTTTAAATTAAAAAATAACACCCCTCCACAATAGCCTGTAGGGCCTGCCAAAACAAATGCAGCAAACCACTTTAGAGGTTGCTGGCGAATAGTTTTAAAACGGTGTCCGTTGAACTGACGGACACCGTTTTTTTGTCCTTCATTTCCACATTTCGGGTGCCTAACTTTGAGGAAAACAAACACAAAGACATGGCAAATAGTTTAGGTACCAGACTGGCTAGAATCGACGTGCTTATCGGAGGGGCGGAACAGGCGCAGAAGCAGGTTGACAAGATGCGTGATGAATGGAAAAAGTTGCGTAAAGAAGTGGAAAATGCGCAAGAACAGATGAATGCGACTACTAATACCACGCTATACGATGACAATAAGAAAATTTATAATGAAAAAGTAAAACAGCTTGAGAGACTGACTAAACTAATCAGGGAAAATCAGAGAAATGTCAACACGGTCAACAAGTACCTAAATGACATATCAGGTCAGACCTTGAGAAATCTAGGAGAGGCTCGTAAGGGATTAAACCAGATGCTTCTTGGTATAAATCCTAAAAATGCTGAAACGCTACAGACAGTTCGCGATTACATCAAACAGATAGCCGATGAAGTCCAGCGCCGGAAAGGGAACCTTGTAGAGTTTTCCGACATAATAGGCGACATAGGCAATGTGAGCGACAAGTCGCTTGGCATGGCCAAACAGCGCTTGCAGGAACTTATTTCTACCACTCAGAGAAATACAAAAGAGATTCAGACTTACCGTGAACAGCTGAAAAAGGTGGAGGACGAGGAACAACGTCGTATCAGTTCAAAGGCTGGTCGTGTAATGGGTAATCTGGATGGAAGCAGTGTCGCGGAGATCCAGGAAGCCATTAATGTGACAACAAAGCTTCGTGACGCTCAGAAGCTTGGTGGACAGGAGTGGGAGATTTACAATGATGAAATACAGCGTGCGCAGAAGTATTTGTCGGATTACAACAACCTGACAAAGCAGATTGCCATGTCCGATAGGATGAAAGAATTGGGCAAAGCCAGTGAATCATCCCTGGCCGAACTGAAAAAATACTGGCAGGAGCAGGTAAACGGTGCGCAGCGTGGAAGTCAGGAACTTGCTGAATACGAATCAAAGCTTAAACAGGTTTTGGATGAAGAGAAGAAACGATCGGCTAAAAGTGCAGTCAGTGTATTCAGTAATTTAAGTGGAAGTAGCCTTACTGAGATTCAGGATGCAATTAAGGCAACAACCCAACTTCGTGATGCGACAGAACTTGGTTCAAAGCAGTGGGATATATATAATCAGTACATTGAACGAGCTAAGAAGTATCTTACTGATTTTGAGAATACAAGTAAAAATGCGGCTATTGCAGAGCGCATGAAGAATATTGGGAATGCCAGCACATCCTCACTGGCTGAACTGAAAAAGTTCTGGCAGGAGCAGGTGGATGGGGCAGAACTTTCTTCACAGAAACTACAGCAATACCAGCAAAATTTGGAAGCGGTTATCAAGGAAGAGCAGAACCGAATTTCCAATCGTGCGCAAACTACACTAGGACAAGTCCAGACCGGCACATTCGACGGGACAATAGCCCAGACAAAAGAAGCCATCAAGTTGCTTGAACAATACAAGCAGCAGCTAAAGACAAGCGACACAAAGGGAGTAAAGGAGGTAGAATCGGCCATCAATTCACTTAATGAGAAACTGAAACAATCATCTGCCGAATTTACTTCACTGAAAGATGCGCTTGATAAAGCTGAAACGGTTGGTCAAGGTACGTTCGACGGTACATACGAAGACCTTGAGAAGCTGAAGAAATCGCTAGAAGAGTATAAAAAGAAGCTTGAAGTAAGCGATACAAAAGGCTTGAAAAAAATTGAAGATGCGCTGAGCACGATTGAGAAAAAACAGAAAGAAGCTTCAGATGGTGCGTTTGATTTAAAAAAAACAATTGAAAATATAAAAAGTGCTCCGCTAAAAGATTTGCAACGTGCTGCCGCACAATTGCAGGAAGAACTTATGGTAGCAGAGACAAACTCTATAGAATATATAAAAACTTCTGAAAAACTTCGAGATGTTAATAAAAAGATTAATGAGATAAAACGAGGATGGGAAGAGCATGACAATCAGATTGTAGCTACCATCAAGCGTTTGACAAGTTATGTGCTGGTATATGCCGGATTCAATGAGGTGGTAGGACGTATCAAGCAGTTGTATCAGGCTAACTTGCAGTTGAGTGACAGTCTGGCCGACATCGAGAAGACCACCGGGCTTTCCACTGAGTCAGTAGCAGAGCTAAGCCGTGAAATTGACAGTATCGACACCCGTACCGGACAGCAGGAACTTCACGACCTGGCATACGAAGCCGGTAAGTTAGGAATTTCTGCTAAAGAAGATGTGTTAGGATTCGTGAAGGCAGGTAATCAGTTGCTCGTAGCATTGGGAGAAGATTTGGGAGGAGCTGAAGCGGTACGCCAGCTGATGAAGGTGAACGCTATTCTGGGCGAAACACAAAAACTTGGAGTGGAAAAGGCATTGCTGGCCACCGGATCTGCCATCAACGAAATCTCACAGACTAGCCGCGCTTCTGCAGGCCCTATTGTGGATATTGTAACTCGTATCGGTGCTATTGGGGAGGCAGCCGGACTGTCCATGTCCAACTTGATAGCACTGGGAGGTACAGTGGACGCACTCGGACAGAATGCCGAAATGAGTGGTACAGCTCTGAACACATTTATTTCTACACTCACCAGCAACACGACCGAAGTAGCGCAGGCCGTGGGACTGAGTGATGATTACCTGAAGAGCCTTATCAACCAGGGAAAGACCATGGAAGCTATTATCGCGGTATTCGAGAAAATGAATGCTATGGGCGGACTGGATGTGCTGGCTCCGATTATGAAAGACCTCGGTAGCGATGGCGAGCGTATCAAGCAGGTGCTCGTTACCCTTTCTTCCGGCGTAGACGAACTGAAGGCACAGGTATTTACTTCTTCCCGTGCGTTTAAGGAAGCTACCAGCGTGACGGATGAATACAACATCAAGAACGAAAACGCCATGGCCATCATGCAGCGTATGGGGAACGCCATCAAGGAATCATTTATCAACAGCGGATTTGTGGAATGGCTCACCGACGTATTGCGATGGATGTATAATCTTCCGGCTGTAATAGAGCGTAACAGAACAGCTTTCCTTGCGCTAAAAATTGCGATTTCAGAAATACTCGTATTGCTGGCTGTATCTAAATGGAAAGCGATAAAGACTATGTTTGTCGATTTAGGGAAATTTCTGTCTACTCCGTTTACGGTAATATGGAAATATCTTAAAATGGAGATTGCGTCCGCTACGGTTTCACTAGAAATGGCAGGAAAGAGTACCGCAGGACTGACAGGAAAACTTCGCGTTCTGGGGAAAGTGATTGCATCAAACCCATGGGGACTTATAGCTACCGGTGTTGCAGCAGCCGTTTCTGTCTTGTCAGATATGAACAGGGAGGTAAATAATGCAGCAAAAATTAGTCTGGAATTTACAAATACGCTGGAAAAGGAACGAGAAGAACTATTTAATTTGAAATTTGCCATTGATGGAGCGAATGAGGAGACAGGAGAAAAGGCTGCGCTTATCAAGGATTTGAACGATAAGTATGGAGCATACCTTGGTTTCATGGTTACGGAGCAGAACTATCAGGAAAAATCTGCATTTCTGTATGATCTTATTAACGAGAAGCTGAGGGAATCTATCGCTTTAAAGATGCAGGACAAGCTTCAGGAAAAGACGATGGAGAAATATGTCGATTTGGTTCAAGACTTGCGGGAAAGACTTCAGGGACAGCTTATTGATGTAGATAATATTGGTGAGACTAACATTTCGGATGCGATGGCTATGCTGCTTAATAACGTAAGGAAAGCAGTAAGAAATGAAATACCTGAAAATGGAATTTTAGGGGATTTGTTTGATAAATACGATATAGAACATCTGGGAAGCTCATTTTATAATACGCTTGATGAGTACATAGACCTGATGAAGAAGATGGAGAGCGAAATGGGCGTTGTCAGGAAAGATATGGAAAATACGGCACAAGAAGCATCCAAGTCCGCAAATAAGATACTTCTTACAGACCTTCGTAAATCAAATAAAGGAATACTATCTTCTTCTGATCTTCCTAAGTTGAAAACATATCTTCAGGAAGCCACTACATACGTACAGCGTCTTCGTACAGAGGTAGATAATCTGAACAAAAAACGTGAAGAGGGAGAAAAGTTGACAGCTTCTGAAGAGTTAGATTTGAAAGAAAAGAACCGTCAGCTTGGAGTTTACCAGAACAACATCAGTCAGGTGGAAAAACGGATCAAGGCCATCGGACTGGAATCTGTCTGGGGACAGGGTGTGTCGCTTGAAACAGCCGGAGTGGACAAGCTGGTCGCTACCTACAAAAAGCTGGAGGCCATGATGAAGAGCATTAATGAGGACAAGGACTATGCAGACACCTTCGCTGCCCGCGGATTCAAGTCGGCCAAGGAAGAATACGAGGCGCTGAAAAAGATGGAAGAGGATGTGGCCAAGGTACTGGCTGAGAAATGGGGACGGGACACCAGCGGTAACTGGCTAAAAGTACGTAAGTCAGGCACACGTGGTGAGCAGAAGGAAATGAATGATGAAATCAGTGCGGCCATGTCTGCGCTCGAAGCTTACTTCCTCCGCCGTCAGCAGGCTATCCGTCAGGCATATCTCGATGAACAGATAACTACTGAGGAGATGAACCGTCAGATTGACGCGACCGAGGAAGAACATCTGCTGGCACGTGTGGAGCTTCGTAAAAAGCTGTTGGGCGAGGAGAACACCTTCAATCAGAATTTATACGGGATGGAAGGTAAGAACCTGGAATCTACCGCTGCATTGATTAAGAAACTGGGCGAACGTCAGACCGACGGCTTACGTAAGAACCTTGAAAAAGACCTGCTCGAAGTACAGAACATAGCAGTGAAATACCGTCAGACTATCGAGAATGAACTGCTTAAATACAACCCGTTTGAAAGCCTTGTCAACCAGTTTGAGGAGTCGCTTGACAAGCTTCGTCTGCTGAATACCGACGCGGAGAAAGAGTTCCGCATGAGTCTGGGATTTAGCGGAGTGATTGACGAGAGTGCAGTGAAGGAAAGAATGGATGCGCTTGTCTCTCTGTCGGAAGATGCTTACAGCCTTAACGAAGACCAGTTGCGGACTTATCTTAGTAACATTGACGCGGTATGGGCCGAAAGCATGAGTCCGGAGCAGATGTCGCTCATGCTGAAAAAGCTGCGTGATTTCTATCAGGACTCCAAGGCAGCTGCCGAGAAGTATGCCAAGGACATAAAGGAAATGATAGACGTGCAGTGGGAAACCAGCGGAAACCAGAAACTTTGGGAGGACCGGATAAAAGGTGCTGACGATCAGAGTGAGCTGATGGGTGCAGCCGGTAATCTGGGACTGGCATCTACTCAAAGTTCCTTCCTTGGTACTTCCGACACGGACAATGCCGAACTGGAAGCGCTGCGAATAAAATTGGAAGCGGCAGCGCAGTATTATGAGCAGTTTGAAAGCCGTAAGAAAGAACTGATACAGCAGGCCATTGCTTCCGGCGCTACGCAACAGCAGGCAGAAGAATCTTTCCTCATGGCGCAAAAGGAGGCTTACGACAACTACATAGCCGCAAGGGAGGAGCAATCTTCCAAGGAACTGGAAATAACAGAAAGCAAGTTGGGCACATTGAAAAACTACACGGATGCCGTGGTTGATTTCAGTGAGCAGATGGGAGAAGCTGCATTTGCCGAAGTGGACGACCGTAAGCAAGCTGCAAAAATGTTGCTCCAAACAGCGATGAAACTCACCAAAGACTTGATTATGCAAAAAATAACCGAGTTGTTGATGAAGAAGACTCTTGGAGACCAGGAAGTAGCACAGGAAGCGGCTACAAGTGCTACTGTTACAGCTATTCATGGGTCGCAGGCCATTACGGATATGACAGTAGAAGGGGCAAAGACTGCAGGAGATGTAACTTCTGGTATTGCGAGGGGATCAGCAAAAACAATCGGAGACCTAGGATGGTGGGGTATCCCATTGATTGCAGTTATCAGTGCGGCACTTTCCGCTCTGATGGGCCTTGCCATGGGTAAGCTAAACAAGGCAAAGCAGGATGTGGCAGCTGCCACCGGAGTAAGCAGCAGCAAGGGCCGTGTAGCAGCCGGAATGCTTACCTACGCAGAGGGTGACTATCCGGTACTGGGAAACGACGGACAGATATACAACGCACGCTACCAGAAGGATCTTAAAACGGGCGTGTACGGTGGAGGTGCGCATTTCGGTATTTTCTCTGAAAAGAAGCCTGAAATGATTGTGGACGGCGATACTACACAGAAGCTTATTCTGAACTATCCGCACATCTACGACAGCATTCTTACCATTGCGCGGCACGGGCAGCTTAAATCGGCCGCCATGCCTACATTTGCCAGCGGGAACTACCCTTCTATGCCGGCGCAGATTACACAGGTTGCATCCGGAGCTACGGATATGACCATGCAGAACGAGCAGATGACACAAATGCTCGGGAGTGTGGCCGAAGCGCTTTCCACACTGAACGAGCGTCTGAGCAAGCCGATTCGCGCCGCCGTAGACCCATACGGGAGCAAGGGTGCGGTAAACCAGTTGAACAAAGCCAGCAATTTCATGACTAAACGCGGACTGATAAAATAATGACACGATGAAAGGACTACAGATAAAGATTAACAGCCAGTGGGTAAAGCTGTCGGAAGATTTTTCCATTACACTGGAGCAGTCGAACCCACTTTTCAATGACCAGGGAACATTCTCGTTCCCTTTCGAAATTCCGCTGGAACCAAACCGCGAAATTTTCAAGAACATTGCCGATCCGTGGGGAGACATTAACCTGAAGGACATTGACCGTATGCCCGCAGAGCTTTGGGTGGACGGCATAATGATATACCGTGGTGTGATAGAAACCGACGATGAAGTGGAGTTCGAAGATACACTTCCGGTCACATTCATTTCCGGTAACAGTGATTTCATGGACCGTATAGAGGGAATGAATGCAAGGGACATTCCGCTCGACAGGGAGATAAAACTTGGATATAGGGTAAAATCAGCTTCCACACAATTTGTATGGGGAGATGATGATCTGTACTTTACCGTTTATTTAAGTGATGGTGTAATGAATTACACGGAAAGTAATGAATCAGATCCGTATCCGTCAAAAACTTATTGTAACGTGAGAGTATGTACTCCAAATAATTCAGGAACTTATAATGTACTAAGTCCTAAAAGACCTTATAGTGGAGTATGCTTTTATGTATTGTATCTTTTAGACTGCTTCTTTAAGTATTTGGGAATTGGAGTTAATAGAAATGAACTTTTGGATGTAGACGATATGTGTCGTCTTGCATTTTTTTCTACTCAGTGCCATACCGAAGAAAAAGGGAACACATTTTCTGTTTCATATTCTGATATTATATCAGAAAAATTTATGGGAAATTCTTTTTCTCTTAAATATGATTTGAAATATCTTGTTAATCCTAATTTCAGTAATCTTTATATAACTATAAAAACTTTTTACAGTCAGGACTTTTCATATAAAGGAATTAATGTTTATGCTACAAATGAAAACTTTCCAGATCTTGAAATGAAAGACTTAATAGAAGATTTGCAAAGTGCTTTTGGTATTCGGTTCTTGTACGACAGTGCAAAAAATACAATGGATGTCATATATATAAAAGACATTCTGAAATCGAATGAAATATCCATTCTTGATGTAGAAATAGTAGATATACAATTAAAAAGGACAAAAGAAAAAACTATTCGTATTTCTTATGGGAAAGATGATGATACATCATTTAATTATGATGATTATTCCAATGTGAAGGAAAAGAATAATTACATGGAGATTCTTCAGCAGGGACAAGCATCAAATGACACTACATGCTATCAGGATAAACTTACAGGGAACTCCTATCGTATAAAAGTGGACAAGAATACTGGAGGAAATCCTTCGTTGTTTGAGGTTGGTGGATTCCGTGATTATGTAATTGGTGGAACATCATCGGAAAGTGATGAAGAAGAAATATCTCTAAATTTTGCTCCTGTTATGATTAATGATGTAAATGGTTCAGATGTTGTATCTAAAGCAATGGTAGGAGAAAATGGAGAACAGTTGCTTGCTGTTTTTGCGGATCAGGAATTGTTGTCAGATAAAAATATAAGTATAAAACTTATACCAGAAGTATTAGGCCTTAACCTGTATAATTTGATTCGATACAGGCATGATATTACTCTGAGCTATCTTTCTGATGAAAATTATGACAAAGAATCAGCAGAAGAATCACCCATGCGTACTTACGATGCCGGCTATTGCCTTGGAATCATGCGAGGACCAGGTAGCGAATCAGGTATAGACTACACCGAAAACTACGACGGTGAAGGGAACGATTCGTGGGTACAGACGGTAGCCAACAGTGCTTTCACAGCCGACAGCTGCGATAACTTTGGGCGGTTCTTTGATTACAACGGCACGGAGCAGGGTGGAGTAGACCAGTCCGGACGATTCTCGCTCAAGCTGGTGGCCGGGAAAGACAAGTATCCCGCTTCTCAGGCATACCAGGACCGTGGGCTGGTTTCAAAATTCCTTTCGGAGTATCTTTACTTCCTTTATAACCGGAAGACCGTGATACTGACAGTAAGAATGACCATATCGCAGATTGCAGGACTGGATATGCTCAAGCGCTACCAGATAGGTAACTATGTGGGATTCATTAACAAGTTATCCTACAGCATTGACCGTAGCGGGATTACGGAGGTGACAATCGAACTATATACCATTTAATGAAGAAAAAAACATGGCAATACAGGTATTACAGCAGCCGCCACAGATAGCATTTGCAGGCGACCCCATAGTGGTTAAGGCAAAAACCACGCTGAGCGGAAAAACTTTTCTCCGCATAAAGATTACGGTCAATGCCACCGCATTTGCCGGATCTGAAGAGTTTCCTTATTCTGAAAGCTATTCCTTTGAGGTTGGTTCCGACGGGATAGCCGTTTTCAACATCGGAGAGACCATAAAAACTGCGCTGTCACGAAAGATGACGTTTGATGTGAACGGAACGCAGACCCTTTCACAGATGATATATGCTGCACGATACACCATTACCTACAAGGAATCGTATCTGGACGGGATGGTAGAGATAGAAGAAGGTGAAACCACTTCTGAGCAGTACAATGCCATACCCGGAAGGCTCACTGAGTTTGAACGTCTTACCACATCCAATGTAGATACCACAGAGATTTTAGGTGAGGGACGTATCTTGAGCCGTAAACCGGAGGGAGATATTGTTCCATTGGGATGGATACTGTGTATTCCTGCGGTAAGTACCCGATCGGATACCATTACCTACAGCGTAGTGCAGGGAGAAGAATCGAAAGAATATTCCGATTATACCCGTGGTGCGCTGGTCCCCGATTCGCTTGTCATAAGTACGTTCCTCCTGAAAGAAGGTGAGCTTACAGTGAACACTGGATTTGAAACCGGGAAGAAGCGCTATGCGGTAAAGACAAACCCGCTCATGCGTCACTTCATATTCCTGAACGGATTCGGGCTGATGGAAAGCGTAGTCGCTTTTACGCGCGATGCGCTGGAGTATGACATACAGAGTGAGCTCTACACGCTGCCTGCTGACATTTCCTACCGTGCTACCACGCGCACAGCCAGCTATGCACAGGCACCTTCAGGAACTTTTTCCATGAGCAGCGGATTCGTGAACAGGGAGTGGGCCGAGTGGTGGCTCACGGAATTTGTGGTGACGCGAAAGGCATGGATGTACGATAACGGCACATACATACCCGTCACCATCATACCCGAAGAGACGAACGAACTATATGACCGCGCTAAACCCGGTATGCTGTCCGTGAATTTCAGCGTGCGGTATGGATTCTCAGGAAGTACACTGAACTCATTCGTCTAACGGAAGGAATCCTTCTCCGTTTTTCTTCTGTAGTTTTTCTTTCAGTCGGATAACCTGCTGGCGGAGCATACGGTTCTCTTCCAGCAGGATTTCCGCACTGGTTACACCAAATGAAATATCCATGCGATTCTGATCTGAAATAAGATAGTAAGGTGTTACTTCCAACCGGTTGCATATCTCCAGCATGTCTTTTATGCGCATGGTGCTGTTTTCTTTTCGCCATGCACGAAGTTTCCATTCGCTAATATTCATACGTTCAAGCAGTTCCGAGCGGTTTATACCCGTCACGCTCTCCTTCCCGAAAAAATCATTCACATATTCCGGATGGAAAACTACCGTCTTCCAGTTGTCCGACCGGTAATAGTCGTACACATTTACTTCCGGAACAATGCCGTTATCCCGATAGAATATGTGTCTTGTGCTGATATGGTATTTGTTGCAAAGTTTCACCAGCGAGGTAATCAGCATGTTTCCTTCAATGAAGAGTTCGCTGAAATTCTGCATGCCGGCATCCTGAATCACTTTCCGTCTGGCCACTCCCACGACGATATGAAAGTTCTCCAGCAGTCGCCAGTTAGCCTTCCATTCCCTGACTTTCCTGTCTGCGTAGGTATATTCCGTGGCTTCTTCTGCTACAAGCTCCGTTTCCTTGATTCTTGCTTTCAGCTTGCGGTTTTCATCCAGAAGTGAGATTCGTTCCTGCCGGTATTCCCTGATGGCCTCTTTGAGTTCCGAAATTTCCTGCCACACGCGCGGCGATATTTCCGTCTCGGTGGCCGCGTACTTTTCAAGCTTCTCATTCTCGTCTTCCATGAACACGTCTATGTCGATTCCGAAACGGTTGCATATTCCGATAAGCCAGTTAACCGTACACCCGCCTATCTTCGGATTCTGCCACCTTACGATACTGGTGACTGATATTCCGCTCTGACGCGAAAATTCAGCAAGCGAAGGAATTTTGGTAAGTCCCTGCTGGCCGTAGAGCCAGCGCAGGTTTTCGGGTATGAATCTTACCTCTTTAAAATCTTCATCCGGTATGACATATTTAAAGCGATTTCCGAGTAAATTTTCAGGAGGAGCCGACATAATGAAGTTTGACAGGCTTATGTGGAATGTGTTGCACACCATTACGATGTCTTGCACGAGTATATTGTCTTGATTATCAACCTTCCTTTTATACATGTATGATTTTCCATACACCTTCTCCGATACGCCTTTATCGCTCAGGCCGAAGAGCTTGGGAAGATTATTGAACAGGAAAGAATTGAAATAGTACATAAAAAATCAGTTTAAAATTGTTATTTCCGTAACAATTATAACGCGATTGTCAAATTAAAATTGTTACTTTGTATGGTAAAAATAACAATTTTAAACCGAAACCGCAAAAGCGAGAAACGACAATATATATCAGAAGTATGAAAATGAGCATCATTGAAGCATTATCCGAAAAAAAGTTGAGCCCCATGCGGCTGGGATTTAGCCGCTACCTGGTGGAACATTACGGAATGAGCATGAGCACGGCGTACCAGAAGATCAGGTTGAACCGCGTGCGCCGGTGGGAGGCGGAAGGCGTGGAAAAATGCCTGAGAGATTTTGATCCTGACTACGAAGGGGAACTGAAAGACTTCTTTTCCGGTGTGAGAAAGAAGGGAGAATTTATCGAGTTCATGAAAGAACGAGGTATGGGCGAACATGCGCTGCGTGCGCATTTCCGTAACTTCGACTTCACGGAAGTAGAGCTTCGCGGGCTGGAATCTATTTATAAGGAGTATAAGAAACAAATGGAGGAAATGTGATGGGATACATGCTGGAAAGACAATGGGAAGCATATACACGCCTTCAGGACGGATTCTCAAGAATTGTTTTTGAAGACGGAGAGGAAATTACGGTAAAGAACGACGGAAAGACGGGAATTGACTTCGTAGAGGAATACCTCGACGAGATGAAGAAAAACTATCCCTCACACCTGGTGGCAGCCGACCAGCTTCTGCAGATGCGACTTGGACGTTCTTATAAGACCATACGGAACCTTCGCAGCCGCTATCTGTCAGAGCTTGCGCTGGTAAGCCTGAACTGTTGTTTCGGACGCGAGGACGATATTCCCGACCATGAAGGTCCGGAAGACTTCAATACTGAGCACACACACTGCCCTATGCGCTATAACTGTCCGTTCAACGGATTCAACCCCGCCTTCAAGGATAAAAAGGAGGTGTGCTGCAATCCGGTGTACGAGTGCGGACTGACTCCCACTCAAGCTGCTGTGGCGAACATGCTGGTAAATACTTCGCTCACCTACGAAGAGATTGCCGACGAAATGGGATGCAGCTATTCCAATATAGACAACATGCGGAAACGTATTTTTGCGAAGTTGGGTGTGGCTACACGTCCTGAGCTTATGTTAACTCTAAAAGGAAAGCGGCTGGTATGAAACGAAGCAGAGCGGTATATGAACAGCGTTTCCATGTGCGTCACACGGAAATAGCGATAGGCTATCCGGAAGGTAGCGTGAGCATAGCTTGCAGCAACATGTCGAAGTCGTGCATGCAGAAGCTCATGAACGAGCTGGTGTACGACGGATATTCTGCCACAGGAAGCGTGCAGGAAGATACGATTTACCTGCATGAGCCAGACCCTATGATGTGCCTGCCCGATAGCCTGAAAGAAATGATACAAGCCAAAATGGAAAGCATGAACTACGAGGTTAGATTCCTCTCTTAAAATTCCCTGAAATGATTTCTGACAAAACAGTTGATAAACTCAATGCGCTTCCGCTTCCCGACGTGATGCGCAACAACGGATACCTTCCCGCATCGCAGACCGCACGCAGCGTATTCTACCGCTGCCCGTTTCACGACGAGAAGAACGGAAGTTTCTGTGTGAGCAAGTTCCCTCCAAAGGGAGAACGCTATGCCGCCTTCAATTGCTTCGTATGCGGCGATCAGAACCGGAGCAAGGGGGTAGGGGCCATCATGCTGCAGCAGCGCCTATTAGAACGCGCAGGAGAGAAGCACGACTTCCTGGACGCGGTGAACCGGTTGGCAAAGGATTTCAACCTGATTATTGAGGGAGATTACAAGAACGGATTTTTTCACAGGGCACGAAAGACTGATCCGCAGCCGGAAGTGGATTTCCGCATCCGTAAGGGCGAGTTTACACCCGCTGAGCTCCGTGCACTGGGATGCCAGGTGCTCCCCGTGTTCCGCGCCGGGAAAAACACAAGCGAAGGCCCCGAGCAGACGGCCGTGACCGATGCTGACGGAAACAACCTGTTGCGCTGTTCGTTCAATACCGACTTCTACCGTGGCGACATGCCGGCTCCCTTCGACAGTACCCAGCTAAGCACCATTTTCAATCTTTATCCGCTGGAAAGCTACGTTACCCCCGAAAAGGCCGATGCCGACGGTGTGCTGACCAGCTACGAAGTGAAGTCCACACCTTCTTACCCGGTATTCCTTTTCCGCTACGAAGACGAGAACGGATGGTGGGCACGCAAGTACGAGCCATATTTCCGCGAGACGACCGATGCGGACGGTCGCCGCCAGCCCAACTACAAGTTTACCTGGTGGTACCAGGGAGGAAGCCGTCCGGAAGGATTCCACAAGGAAATCTACGGCGATGCAGACGTGATGCGTGCCCTGCAGACCGGACGTGTGGAGACCTCCGACAAGGAAGGACATCCCATTATCAACATAGACAAAACCCGTGTGGACGAGCAAGGACGGCGTACCCGTGCTTTTACCGACGTGTTTCGCCGGATTGTGATCTGTTCCGGCCCGCGCGATGCCATCAATGTGTACTTCCATAGCGACGCTCATGTGGTGTTTCCCCACTCCGAGAGTGTGGAGATTTCGTCGGAAACTATCCGTCGACTGCTGAACATCTCCATGGAAGTGTTTGTGATGTATGACATCGACCGCACCGGAATCCGCGCCATGAACCGGCTGGCCCTGAAACACGTGGAACTGAAAGTGCTCTACCTGCCCGAAGACCTCTCCACCCAGTACAATCCCCGCAGCGGGAAAGCCTGCAAGGATGCCGAAGAGTTTTTCAACTTCTACCCGGCAGTGATGCGCCGCAATGAAAAGCTCATGCACACCAACGTAAACCGCTACTTCGACGACCTGCTCAAGACCGCCCGCCGGATGCGGTTCTGGGACGTGCAGTACCAGACCAAAAAGCAGGAAGATGAAAGCAAGGTGGTGGTCCGGAAATACACCCTGAACTTCGATAATATGGCCCAGTTCCTTTCGGCCAACGGATTCTACAAATACACCGACGAAGCCGATACGACCAAGTTCGTGCATATCAGCAACAACATTGTCGATGTGGTGGAAGAGAGCCAGGCACTGAGCGAAGCCAAGGAAATCATGAAAGACTTCCTGATATACAACTCACAGTATTACTCCGAGGAACTGAGCAACGCCATCAGTACCCAGAAGAAAATCGGTCGCGACACCATGTCCGGCATCAAGAAAGTAGACCTGAACTTCATGTCGTGGGGAAAAGATTTCGATTATTTCTTCTTCCGCAACTGCGCCGTGAAGGTGACGGCCGACAGCATCGAGCCGGTGGACTACGTGGACTTGCCTTTCCACGTAAACCGCAAGGCCATTATTGACGCCGATTACCATCCGCTCAAGTCCCCGCTGTTCACCATCGAGGAGAATCCGGAATATGCCGCACGTAAGGAGCTGAACGATCAGCGAATGGCCGACAAGCGGATGAACGAGAACGAGCGCCGCCGTGAGGATGCGGAGTTCATCGCCTACCAGCGTCTGTACCGTTTTCTGCTGAAAATGCCGAAAGACATTGACCAGATGCCTGTCTGCGTGCAGTGGCTGTACGACACCAGCCGCATACACTGGCGAAAGGAAGCCGAAGGATATCCGCTTACCGAGCTGGAAAAGCAGCGCCAGGACATGCACTTCATTTGCAAGGTTGCCCTGATGGGTTACATGCTTTCGCGCTATCGTACAGGAACCATGCAGAAGATGGGAGTCGTGACGGAGTACACCGTGGCCGATGAAGGAAAGAACAGCGGCGGTACCGGAAAAAGTTTCTTCCGTTCCTTCTTCGAGCTGGTGCGGAAGGTGTGCTACATTCCCGGTCAGACCTTGAAGAAGAAAGAGAATATGGCCAAGAACTTCGACAAGTTCCACTATACCGTAGACAGCATGTGTCTGATAGACGACCTTCGTCCCGACATGATGGGCAGCGAGTTCTACAACATTACGGACAACATTACGGTAAAGACCCTGTATCACGATGAAATGACACTTCCGCGCGAAGCTACCCCTAAGATATTCATTACCATGAACAAGATGCCGTTCGACATGACCGAAGGAAGCACCTCACGCCGTATCTTCCTGGCCATGCAGAGCGATTACTATCACGACGAGGACTATGCCGGCCAGTTCAAGAAACGCACGCCGCAGACCAAGTTCGGGAAAGACATCTTCCTGGAAGCCACCGAAGAGGAACGCGACGAAGCGGTGTATATGATGCTGCAAAGCTGTCAGTTCTACCTCGGCCTGCAGGAAAGCCTGATACCGCCCATGTCGCAGGACGGACAGATGCGAATCCTTTACTCCGCCATCAAGGACCAGGTATTCATTGACTGGGCCAACCATTTCTTTGCGAACCAGTGGCACTGGTGCCGTCCGGTATCTATCAGTGAAATGGCCATCAGCTACCTGGAACACCGGGGCGATGCGGTGACATTGCAGAGCGTGAAATCGGTGAAGAACGAAATGATAGAGAAGATGCAGGCTTACTGCTTCAATATGCAGTACACCATGAATCCTTCCATCGTCTACCGCTCGGACAAAGGCTCCAAATATCCCCGTCACTACGCATGGGAGCAGGAGTTTATGAACGACACGATCCGCCGTGAGGAACGCACCCGAAAATTTACCCGTGTGTGCTTCTTCTACAAGCTGGGTGAGGAACCTAAAGATTCAAAGGAGATACTTTCCTGCCCGGAAACCGACGAAGAATGGCAGGAGAAAAAGCGCTTTGAAGATGATTAATAACCTTAAAAAGAAGAGAATATGGCAAGAATTTTAAAACATGAAATCCCGGCAGCATCAGAGTTTACGCTTCCGCTTTACGAGGGAAGCAAGCTGCTGAAACTAGATGTGGTAAACGAGAAAGCATATATCTGGGCATTGGAAGATGAATCAAAACCAAAGCGGGGAGTAAAGTTCCGTATGGTAATGACCGGTGAAGAGTTGAATCTCGACCCCTTCATGCTGTATATAGGCACGTTTATACTTTACAATGGCTCGTTTGTAGGTCATCTGTTTATGGACACTTCTGTTCCGATGATAATTGGTGTAGAGCTTTAAAATAGTGAGAGATATGGAAGTAATAATAACTATATTATTAGTATTCCTCATTATATCAGGGATTGGATTTATATGTTGTCAATATCTTATATACAGAAACAGAAAAGTATTAGAGTTTCAATTTATGGTATTAGATATTTGTGCTGAGTACTTATATAGGCATGCTGATAGCAATATTAATGATGTGGATTGGTTTGTAGATAAACACACAGACAAGAAATTGCTATTCAGCATAAAACCACTGAAACTCGAATATTGGTACACAAAAGAAGAATTGGATAAGATTTATAATTAATGAGATATGGAAAACAATCAGAATGAAAAAGTGAGTATCACTTTTGAAGTGGAAAAAGAATTTATCAAAGCCTTGATGCTTGTATCCGGATTCGATATGGTGTCATTTGAAGATGTAAAAGATGAAATAAATAATGTAGTTATCAATGAGGAGGTATTACGTGATTTCGGGACAGATAGCGCAGAAATACAGCAGATAAAATCAGCAATCTCAATGATAGCAATCGGAATGGCTTTTAGAAACATATCATCCAGGAAATGTGGAAGTAAGAAGAGCGGACTTTTTGCGAAGCTTCAGGCCTTGCAGGAAGAACAAAGGAAAATGAAAGGAGAGGAGGAATCATGAAAGAACTAATCATTATGACAGAAGAATACTGGAGGAACTCACCGTTATCCGTTGCCCGTTTTTATGGAGGAATCAACTTTAATATGAAAAGATACTCCATCGTGAACAAAGACGGCATTACGCTTCGCGAATTGAGTGATCCAAGCAGTCCGCATTATGTAACAGAAGGCATGGCTATTCCTCCCGGAGAGTCGGCCGACCTTATACTGGATACTTGGATTCCGGTATATAAGGCATTAGGCAGAAAGAAAACCTTTGAAATCGTAGAATCCGGAAAGACTCTGGGAGAAGCATTGCTGATGGTGAAGGAAGTGAAGAAATTGAAGAAGGATGGGAAAGCAAAATAAACCAATACTTGATGTATGTTGTGGAAGCAGGATGTTCTGGTTCGATAAAGAGAATCCGCTTGCTTTATTTACTGACATACGCGATTTTGAAGATACACTTTGTGATGGTCGCAAAATATCTGTGAAGCCTGATAAAATAGAGGATTGCACAAACCTTTCATTTGCTGATAACACGTTTAAGTTGGTCGTGTTTGACCCGCCACATTTGGTAAGAGCCGGTGAAAACAGTTGGTTGGCCAAAAAGTATGGGAAACTTCCAAAAGACTGGAAAAGCTTTATTAATGACTCCATACATGAATGTATGCGAGTGCTGGATGATTACGGCGTACTTATCTTCAAGTGGAATCAGGACCAGATAAAAGTAAAGGAAGTAATCAATGCTATTACGGATTACAAACCTTTGTTTGGCCATACTACAAAGAATAACGGTACGACTATCTGGATGTGTTTTATGAAAATGCCGAAAAGCTAATAATTATAATTGAAAGATATGAGTCATGAGAGTCGTAAGAGAAGGTGAAATAAAAGAATGGGAAGTCGAGTGTCCTAAATGTAAGTCTCTACTTAGATACGGACATGAAGATATTAGAACTAACGTCTTTACAGGTCATGAAAATGTGAAATGCCCTATTTGTGGAGAGATTATCGGTCATGAACTTGCAAAGGAAGTGGAACAAGAGAAGGTAGATTAACCTATACTAATTTAATAAGATTATGGATATTGCAGATTTATTGAAAGATAAAGGAGGAGTATTGAAATACATACTTCAGACAATAGAGTCCAGCACGAAAAATGCAAAAGGTCTTCTTTCGATGAAAGAAAGAGGATTCTCGGATGCCGGTATGCTTGAAAAAGTCATAGAAGTAACAGCCATTCAGTCAAGCCAGATACAGACACTCGCCATGATAGCCCTTATAAGCCTGCAAAGCAGTGATTTCGACAAGCAGGTAGGCGAAATGATGAATAAGATGGGACGCGGCGATGAAGCACTGCAGATCATGCTGGATAAGAAGTTTGAAGGAAAATGACCATGAGTAAGCTGATTCAAATACCAAAGATAACTGATCCGCTTGGGAGGAGCTGGGAACAGCCTGACGGAAGCGATATTTTGGTCGATGATGAATGTGCTGTTATGTCGAGAAAGTCTTTTGACAAGCTGAAAGATTACAGCGGATCTCAGCCATCGGCCCTGTATGACGGGAAAATGTGGAAAACTTGTGTATGTGTAAAAGACGGCCCATTGTGGATTCTGAAATTTTGCTGTAATGAAGACATCGAGCGTAATGTTATAAGTATTGTGTCTCGTCCGATTTTAATACTGGAATAAATAAGAAAGGAGAAGAAAAATGTTTGAACTAATTAGAGTCTTTCCCACTCATGCTTCTCCCTATGTTGGAGGATATGTGGATTTTGACAGGCAATATACTGTCGGAGAGTTTATCGAAGAAACCCTGAAAAAGTACCCTGCTATTTGCGGTTCCTTCGTCGTAGATGCAACTTCACTCGTTGCACACTACCGGAAAGGAAAACTGTTAAATGAAGATTTTCCGGGAAAGGTTTTAAAAGCCAGGATTGCAGCCGTTTCCTTTTATACAGGATGGAATAAGCCGATTATGTTATCACTAAATTAGATGGACAATGATTTCAGAAGAAGTAAAGAAAAAACTACGTGAATTGTCGGATAGAATAAGAAAATCCGAATCAGAATGGGGACCAGTTGAAGTTTGTGTCAATTGTAAACGTTTCGCTTGGAATCTGAATAGAGCCATAAATGGGGAAGTGTGCACCACTTTTTATTGTAGGCTATCTGGTGACGTACTAGGAAGATTTCACAGATGTAATAACTACCAAAATAGAGACTACTTGTCTAATATAAGAAGTGAGGAAGAGAACAAATATTGGGAAAAGTACATACGTCCATTAGAATACGTCGGCCTTGTCAATAGAGTGCTTGAAAGTACGATTTCTAATCAGATGGTACTTTATGCAGCACAGAAAATACATGGTAAGACAGTAGAGATCCAAATAAATATGGATAACTACGAAACGCATACAATTACATTTTTTATGGATGATCCTAATCCACAAAAAACAGACGACCGGATCTGGATGCAAACGACCATGCCTTCTTCCGCAAAATGTGGAGACTCGTATTCGGGATTATTAGCTGATTCCATAAAAAATGCTTTATCTGAATTTGAAGAGTTTTGGAAAAAAGAGGAATAATATCATGAAAGAAGAAGAAAAACTACTGTTACTGGAAGATATTTCAGCCAGATTACCGTTCGGATTGGCGTTTATCACTAAACAAGGAATGATTGAAATGGATGTCATAAACCTAGCCGACAGATATAAGGTATGGGCTTACAAGAAAAGAGACAAGAATGGTAACGAAATTGGCCTGAATGCCGAAACATTAAAAGGCGAAAGATGTCGCTGGAAGGGTTCAGATTGGGAGATATAAAACCGATACTCTATCCGCTGTCTTCAATCACAGAAGAAATTTTTGTGAACGGTTCGGAAATCTGCCCGATGAAGTATCTGGCAGAAGCATTCGATTTCGACGGGTATATGGGCCTTTATACCACCTGGAATTTCGACGAAAGAAGAGAATGTGTGAAGTTCTTTGTCTGGGGATGTAAGGTGTGTGAAATGAGCTTGCATAGCTTCTTTATTACTCCGGAAGAAGGAAAGCATAACAGCACTCAATTGGGCCTTCGTCATTTCCAGCAAGTCTTTCACGTGCTGCATCAGTGTCACATCGACTACCGTAACCTGATCGCACAAGGGCTGGCCGTTTCTGCTTTAGTATTGGATAATAACCCTTATAAATAAAATAGACATGTTTAGACCGGAAGATTATGTAACACACGATGTAGGATTGCTTTTGAAAGAAATAGGTTTTAATGAACCTGTGCATTCCCAATATACTAAGACAGGTACATCATGGGTGTGCCAGGAACCCGAAAACTTCAACGAATCGGTTGATCGTTGTTGTTCCAGACCAACTTTATATGAAGCTCAGAGATGGTTACGTGAAAATTATGATATTCATTTAGACATAAAGATTATTTGTTTCCATGCTCCTACAAGAAAATCTGATTTTATCTGTGATATTCACTCTTTAAATTCAAAGGAATACAGAGAAACTAAGGTATATCAAAGCTATGAAAAAGTGCTGAATGAAGGAATCCGTGAGTCATGTGAACTGATTAAAAACAGACGAATATGGAATCAACATGATTAAGCTATACAGAGCAGACCAGATGCACCCGTCCTCGTCGGTAGTGTCGCTATCAAGCCTGCAAAAGACTGTCAGGAAGAGCAGAGAGGTAACAGATAGACTGATTCAGCAGCTGATTGATACTGGCTACATTCCGGAAGAAAAGAAGCCCGAACTTCTGTCTGTCTTCGACAAAGAAATGGCCGAGTACACAAAACTCAAAACAAAGAAGAAAAAAGCATGAACGAAATGGAGAAAGAAGAAAAAGCCAAGGAAAGCATACAATCCTTTTTCCTTTGTAAAACGAAAAAATACGGATGCCGTTTTGTAGAAAAATGTATGTATTGCGATGGGAATAGTGGAGCATCTGAATGTGATGAAAACTGCAGTGCTGATGAATATTTTGCGGGTTTCTGTTCTGGATGGGATGCCTTTGACGCATTGATGGGCGGCCTTCTGACAAACGTAAAAGAACGGCAACCTGACCCGAACGAGGAGGTTATCTGCCGTATGGTGTCAAACGGAGCATTCGTAAGCGGATACATCTACCAGGAAGACGGGAAATACAAAGTAGCCACTTCTCCAGATTTTCATTTTGAGGACTACGGAGATTATGAATGTGACTACTGGTTCCCGAAACCTAAACTAAATGGAAAAAACAATTAATAAATTATATGGAAAAAGATATTATTGAAAGATGGGAAAAAGGGAAGGAAAACCTAAGAAACTGGCTAAAGTCCCACGAACAGAAAGAATATGGTAGTTATGAAGATTTAGTGATTGCACTTATAGAAAATGCTCTTAACTACGATGTGAAATCAGTCGATAGGATTTCTACAGATATAGATATTTCAGACCATGGAGATTATCAAGGAACTCAGATATTCTTGATTCATAGAGAATGTTATCAACCTAGTTGTGGGGACTATTGGATATTTGATAATTATTATGGCTCATGCAGCGGGTGTGATACGCTTTTAAGTATAAGTCAATATGATTGGGGACTTCCGACAGACGAAAAGGTAGAAGAATATATGACCCTTTGCCTACATCTAGTACAGAGAATGAAGTCTCTGGGAAATGTGCTAAATGAATAAATAAAATAAACCATGGATAAGGAAGAATATATACACCAATACGCCACGCAGCTGTTTAACGACCGTATTAGGGACTCAGGAAGCAAAGGAAATATACACTTCTCCATTGACGATATAATAAAAGCAATGTGGCAAGCGTGGGATGCGTCGGTTTTTTCACAATGGAAAAGCGTACAAGCTTCACTCCCTCCGAAAGGACAATGCGTGAACGTCATGCTCGAAGACGGAAGATACACCAATTCCTTCATTATGTCAGACGGCACATGGGCCTACAATGTAAGGCCAATCGCATGGAGCGAAATAAAACGGCCGATATTATACCATAAACCAATGATTGAACTTAAATACCCAGGTATGAAAACGAAAAACATTATCTACACCGGACCGATATTTGATTATTATAACGGGGAGTTACATCGTATATTTTGCAACTTCGACATTCAGCAGCTGAAAAGCAGGGTGGCCGGGAAAGATGATTCCTGCAACAGGCCGATGATAATTATCAACCTTGAGACCAAAACGGCATGGATAGAGTATGTCGACGAAGAATGTTCTCAGTACGATAGCTTGGAAAACAAATTCACCTGCGACATTCAGGAAGTGGAAAGGCTGATCGAAGAAAGTCAGGAAAGTAAAGAATAATCTAAAACCAGGAACTATGTATATCGACGATAAGAAAGCAGTCGTATTCGTACCGAAAGACGAGTACGAAAAGATGAAAGAGCTGGCCAACGCCAACGCAGAAGAAATAGAGAAACGTGCCCTCGAAATGTGGGAAACAAAAGCAATTCCATGTCTTAAAGTCTCCATGGAGATACGAAGTAGCGGTGGACGTGATATTCTGGATTCAGAAGAGTTTGAGTTCAGGACAGATTCATACCTGCTAAACCCTTCAGGTAAGTTCACTATCAAAGAAGAAGCCAGACAAAGATTTAATAAGATGCTTACTGGCTGGGCACGTCACATGATGGAGCTTCAGTTTGGTGAGCACATTTCAAAAATCAATTATATCAACGAACGATGCCACAAGGCAGATATGTTGTGGAAGAAAATGCTGATTCCGGCTATTTTTATAGGGGTTATCACGTTTATTACGTTTGTCCGTTTGATATGGGTTTTACTGTCTAAATTCAATTAAATCAAGTTATAGCAATGGATGAGATACTAATCCACGAAAGCCGGAAGTCAAAACTTAAATGGAAGGATATTCCTAAATTTAAGGACAGTTACCGTTGGCCTGTAGTTCAGATACAGGAGCATGAAGGTAGCCTTCACTTTAAGTTTTCCGGTGGTTCCAAATACTCTCCAAATACTTACTTTACCATTGAAGATTACCGGAAATATACGGCTTTGGAGATATTCAATATCCTCGTCAATATAGGTTTCTATACACGGCACAGCCACGATGCAGTATTGAAATTCTACCACGATAGAGGACTGGATTTAGGCTTTACAAGAAACTTTTTAAAATCATTAAAAGCATAGCACTATGTCAGCAGAACATAATATGATAAATGAAGATTTTGTCACTTTTGAAGTATCCAAACTTCTTCAGGACAAAGGATATAGAGAAAACTGCAGGGCCGTTTACATATCGGCTGAAACTGGCATATCAAAACTGGTTGTATTGTTATTCACCTCAAGAAAGTTTGGCGACCTGATAAGGGGTGGAAACGGGTCCCAGTACGAATACCTGGCTCCCACGCTATACGCCGCTCAAAAATGGGTCCGCACAAAAGGAAAGATCCACATCGTTGTCGACCTCAACAAACATGGATGGTACTACCGCCTGTACGACACAGAGGATTTGTCTCTCATATCGTAGATGGATGGATATACCGACACATTCGAGAAAGCTTTGAACGACGGAATAAAAGAGTCATTAACCTACTTATAAGAATCAGACTATGTTTACACAACCTTGTTTTATCCGGAAGAACACACCGGAACTGCGGAAAAAGATTCAGGAAATGGGGCAAAGGGCCAATACTCTTGACGATTTTAAGGGAGAATGGTTGGCGGCTAATTACGGAATGTATATTTCCGTGCAAGATGGATTTCAGCATCTTCATCCGAACGACATTGACTGCGGTACTAACGAAGACCTATTTCTGGCAATAGCAGCATTACGCGACGATACGGATAGAGGACAATGGTTTATATATGATAGCATGGACGCTGTAATAGAAAGCTTTCGTGTATATGAATGGCTTATCTGCAATGAAGATAAAATTGAGGATATGTTTTTTTACGACAGTCTTTATCTCAACACACACAAAGCTACCGTCCAGGAAATTATCGAACATTTTAATATAAAAGACAAATAGACTATGTTTACACAACCTTGTTTTATAAGGAATGCGAGAAAAGAATTGGCATTCAATGTGGCAGCATTAGGCTATGTCACAATGTATATGGTTTTCCGGAACAATATAGAAGGGAATCACCTCGTTTTAGAAGGAGATACCTGGCATTTTACAGACTCGGACAATCATCCACACTGTATTGACTGCGGTGCCAACGAAGACCTGTTCCTGGCAATAGCAGCATTACGCGACGATACGGATAGGGGCCAATGGTTCGTGAAAAATGATAAAAATGTTTGGCTGCAATGTGTGGATAATAAGTTTGTATTTTATACCTGGATAAATGAATCCGGATCTTATGAGGAGAAAGACATTTCAACCTTATACCACAAAGCCACCGTTCAGGAACTAATTGAACATTTCAGCAAAAAGGAGGAAGAGCCATGATATTCATACCAGAAGATTTCAAATTCAACCACATTAAAAAGACCAACATCGTGGCAAAGCGCCTTATGGAAGGAACCATAAGAGAGATAAAGAAATGTCCCAAAGAAGATAGGGAGATGTTACTCTGTCAGTGCGCACCATGGAGACCAGATGACTATAATATAGAATACAAGGAAATGTCAAACGGATTCAAGATATTCAAAAGATACCTGAATATAAAAGGATTCCAGGATGTAAAATACTTCGAGCATATAGACCGTTTGGGTTGGACCGTGTTTTTTTATCTCCGGTTTGAAATTGACAAAGACTTGATAGAATCATGCCAAATGCTAACGTCGAAAAAAAATAAAAAGTAAAGTTTATGGACGCAATACGATTTTTAAAGGGACGCATGAAAGTATGGTGCAGAAGCCGGGTAAGATGGGAGAGAGAAAATCTTTACCTTCTCCCCAGTGGAGATTTCACAGATGACCAAGGCCGGCTGCACAGGCGCGAAAACCATACAGCCTATGTCACCCTGGAGGATGCGATTTCTGGCATCCGGATGGTGGAAGAAAAGTTCCTTTCCGATAAAGAAACAGAACTTCAACGGTTATAATCGGAGAATTACTTATTGCATAAAGCCAGAGTAATATCTGGGGAGGTAACAGATATAGAAAAAAAAATAAATGTATAACCTACGAAAATACATTAGAGGAGAAATTAAAAGAAGTAAGAATGGATTACATTTTTGGTAAAATTACTTTAGAGGAAGCAATTAAAATAATTAACGGAGAGAATAGCCTATGTCAACCACAATCAAGCGAATAGTGAGCGTACTTTACCGGGCTCGTACCAATAAATACGAGGTGCAGGCTGTGGCCGAAAAGAATGGCCGGCCATGTGTTATCACGCTGTATTATAGAAATGAAAAAGAAGCAAGAAAACTAAAGAAAGGAGACGTAATAGATGGAAACAATTGAAGCGATAAACCTGAACAAACTGAGAGATGAAGCCTACCAGAACGCCGTAGAACACGGATGGCACGACGAGGATTTAAGTACCGAGCATTTCCTTTGTCTGGTCATTAGCGAGCTGATGGAAGCTGTGCAGGCCGAAAGAAAAGGCAAACACGCCGATGTGGAAAAGTTTAATGAATGGCAAGGAAACAATATCCCATTTAGCGAAGAAACCAGAGTCAGAAGATTTCAGGAAGATTTTGAAGCGTATATAAAAGATAGTGTGGAAGATGAACTTTCCGATGTCTGCATCCGTATGCTTGACCTGGCAGGTTTGCTTGGAGTTAGTTTCTTAGGGGTAAAATTCCCGCTTGAGATAAAGGAAGAGACATACAAAGATAAAAGCCAGAATACTTTTACAGAGTGGTGCTACAATCTGACAAGATTTATCGCATCGTATAATGAGTGTCATATTACCACTCTTCAATTCTTTGTAAACATATTACAAGAAGTATTTATTATGTCCAAAATCAAAGGATTTGACCTCCTCTGGCACATCGAACAAAAAATGAAGTATAACCGCACCCGTCCACGCATGCACGGGAACAACAAATTTTAATCATGAATACCGCAGACTTAATCATCAGCATCGTTTTTATTTGCATTAACTCCACTGCGCTATTCCTGATTTACCGGGCCATATCGCGATGGATGATCCGAAACGAGAAAAAAATAGACAACCTAGAGCACGCTATTCTCAAAATTGACGACTATATAAAATACAGCTCGCACACCATTGATACCGTTTACATCTACGCATTGGACAGGCTAATCGAACAGTATATAAAAGATGAAAAATACGAAGTGGCCGATCTCGTCAAGAAGGACCTCCAATTGGTGCAAGCTAACGTATTAAAGGAGATGAAACGTCGCATGGAGGAGGTAGAAAAAAAACTCTATGAAGACATTATTAACAAAGAATATAATCAGAAGAAAGGAGAAACGAAAGAAGAGTGATTTTTAGTGTCTTATAAACGAGGATTGTAAAATAAGTTTTATATACAGGCTGAATTAAAACGCTAATTAATCACAATCTGATTCATTTTTAAGGAGGCGTAGAAGTGTATGTAATCGCACTTTTACGCCTTTTTTCTGTCAACAAAAGCCGTATTTCGTCACATAAATTCCAAACTGGCGTAGTATCGCCACTGCGGCCGCGCTTAATAGACACTTTTGTCGCGTAGTTACGCCATTTGAGTGGCGTAGGCACGAGACTTTCAGAAAAATCATTCCGACACAAAGAGAAAATCGCTTAGAAAATCAATTCAGTATCAAATATTACAAGTTTTACACACCCTTTGCAAAACATTTTGCAATTTGATAATCAGTTAGTTAAGTATCATTTGTAAGCAATTTTGCAAAGCTTGCGAAGCGTTGGCGAAATTTTTGCAATGAATAACTATCTGATAATCAATTAAAAGTATTGTACTTTTTGATATTTTGCCGATTTTTCACGAAAAACGAGTTTACAAAATCTTTAAAATAAAAATTTTTCGTAGGGTAGAGAAGGGCGTACATCAGTCGAATCATTTCTTCCTGTGAGCGTCCGAATGGGGAAGGAATCCGAAGGGAAACCTGAAAGAACGAAAGGAGGGAAAGGTCGGCCTGCGGAACGCGGGACGACAAAGCACGCCTTTCCCCTTTCGTTCTACTTCCTTTATATCCAACTTCACCGTGTAACAGAGAGAGCTACGCAATGGACATAAGAGAAAAAGCCGGACAGCCTGAAATCTGTTCTTTACCGAAAAAATACGTTTTCTTCACTTCAAAATCAATAAACAATCGGCAATAACTCTTTATTTATTATTTATCATCCACTATAAATGATTGATAATTAAATAAATATGTATTGAAAAGTGTTTTGCAAGAAAATTGCACAGCTTTGCAAAATCGTGAAAAACACGCAAAACAAGGCACCAGACGCTTAACCTTTTTTTGTTGAATGAAATTCCGATTGGTGTTGAATCGTCCGTAACTTGCTGTTGATTAATTGATTTACGTATATTTATGAAAAGCCACAGCACAAAAAAGAATGTATCTGCACCTCCGGTAATGTATGTCAAGCTTAGCATATACCTCCGCAAATACATGGAAAGCAGATATGGTAAAGATGTATTGATTATTCCATTTATGAGCCCTATTTACACGTGTATGGAGCAGTATTTGGTGAATAATTACAGTATGGTGAGAATAAGTCCAAGAGCATGTTCACAACGTATGTTCAACTATAACGCCACATCGGATTTATTTGAAAGTAGTGGTATTTATGTAATGGACACCGCTGAAAAACAGGATTATATAGCCGTACAGATTCCAGAAAGAATATTCAAAGGCGGATTGATTATAAACACTTCAGATAATTGGCAGCTTAGCAATACCGGATTTGTAGAGTTCAACAAACTGGTGAAGCGTGAGTTCTGGATGGAATGTATGAAGTTTGTAGATGAATGTTTTACTTCTGCGCGAATCCAGGGATTGCGTACTACACGTGAGAATGCAATTTCTGATTTTATGGTAGCCATGAATATTCCTATGCAGTATTATGAGAATATGATCAGATATTACAAACGAATGATAAACCGCATCCATTCTGACATTGAAAAAAAAAGAGAGTGGCTTGAAAGCTTAAATGACACCGCATTAACTTATACATAAGAAGAAATTAATACATGGATAACCTGAAATAATAGTTAAAAAACAAGGGATTTTGTCCCCCTGTTTGTCCCCCCTTTATTTTCAACCACAAAACAACACATAAATCATGAATTGCAGCGAGAATTATTACGAGTTGATAGGCATCATTGAAGCTTATCCGGACGACGCGGTTACGTTTTCCCGCCCGTTCAATATTGAGAAGAAAAGTGACAAACCTGATTTTTCTGTGTCGGACGACCGTAAGATTTCCATTCAGATGAAACCAAAATCGGGGAGCCTGAAGGAGAGCGCGGAAACTAGCGTGGCCGGCGACTCTTACGAAGTGACGGTGAGTTGGGAGGTAGAGAGGGTGACGCAAGAAACCTATTTACAGCTTGAAACGCTGAAAAACAGCACTAACCATTTGATTGTAAGAACATTTGGCGACGGTGAAATGTTTGTGCGTGCCGTGAGCGACGGTTATGAATTTCAGTATGAGGAAGGCGACGGCGTGATTTCGTGCACACTCACCATCCGCAACGTGACCGGCGCACAGCGTGTGGTCTGACATCTACACCTTATTATATATATTGCTTTTTTCTTTCCGTTGGAATGCCGTTCCTGCATACGTGTGTGGGGCGGCATTTTTTCTTTGGGCCTTTCTTTTTGTGCGCGTTTTTCTTTTGTCCTGCAGGTAAATCTTCATTATTGTATTTGTGACATTCTTCAATTTCTTTGCGTCTGCCGCAAATTTCTTTTTTTCGCACAAACTCCTTGTGTTTTACAACATGCTCATTCTTAGCAGGTTTTTATTTGCAGAGAAAATCCGTTTGAGCATCCGCATATTTCTGTAATTCACGCATTTAGTCATTTTTTGTGTCCTTCATTACCGCATTTTGCGTGCGTAATTTCGTGATGTAATCAATTAATTATCAAACGAAAATGACAACAAGAGCATTTCACGAAATCATGTCTACGCGATTCTGGGACTTTTACCCGGAGTCTCTGCATGCTTACCGGAGAACGATTCTTGACAACATTGCCTCACACCGTCCTTACGAGAAGCCGGACGAGCGGACCGACCGACCTTACTTCCTTTCTTCGCGCGACGGGTTTACGGAGAAAACCTACGTGGGTAATTACGACCGCATAACCTACTGGTACGATTTGGAAGAAGACGACCGCATCATTTCGGTTATCGACGTGCAGGGCCCCATTCTTCGTAATGGCGACCTGTGTTCCTACGGAAGCAAGGAACACAAGGACATCATCATGCGTGCTTCTGACGATGCGCATACCATCGGATTTATTATCGAGATGGACAGCCCGGGTGGAAGCAGCATGGCGAAGTACGATTATGAGATGGCCCTCAACTACGCCCGATCAAAAGGAAAGAAGATTGTGGGTCACATCGACGGGATGGCCTGCAGTGCCGGTTATGCGCTGATGGCTCTGTGCGACGAAGTGTATTTCACCAATCCGCACGACACGGTGGGATGTATCGGTACAATGTGCGCGATGCTCACTAACAAGGACGGCGATGTGAACACCGTGACTCAGGAACGGTACGCCGAGATTTACGCCGACGGATCTCCTTATAAAAACAAGGAGTACCGCGACGCGGCCGAGGGGAACTATGACGGCATCAAGGAAGAGCTGAACCGGCTTTGTGCCGACTTTCAGCAGATGGTACGCGAGCGCCGTCCCAGAGTGACGGACGACCAGCTGACCGGAAAAACTTTCGATGCGGGCGATGTGGTGGGTACCATGGTCGACGGTCAGGGCGACTTCAAGTTCTGCGTGAACCGCGTGCAGCAGCTGGCCGGAGTGAGTCAGAGTCAGAAAGGAAATTCGTCCGAAGCCTCACGTGAAGACAGCAAATCAGCAGGAATCAAGGAAGAAAAGCAGCCGGGAACACAGGAACAGGCTTCTGTGGAGCAGCCGGCATCAGATAAAACAGAATCACAAACTCAAAAACAAGCAACTATGGCAAAAAGCTATCCATTTATTCAGTCGGCTGCAAAGGTAAACTCCCTGGTAGTCGAAGAAAACGGCGGTTTCTACATGGTGGAAACCATGGCGGACAATGTAGAAGAGTTCGTCATGAAAGCTAAACAGACGGAATCTACGCTGTCTGCAAAACTCACGGAAGTAGAACAGCTTAACGCAACCATCGAACAGATGAAGAAAGACCATGCGGAAGCACTGGCCAACCTGAAAGCGGAACACGAAAAAGAGGTTTCTTCATTGAAGGACGCTCATAAGAAGGAATCGGAAGACCTGACAGCGAAGCTGAATGAAGCTCAGAAGAGCATCGAACAGAAGGATGCGGAAATCAAGGAGCTGAGCGAAACGGCACAGCTGGAACCTACTCCGCAGGACCCGCCGAAAGACAACAACGGAGGTCAGGAAAGCGGACAGTTCCATGTGCAGAGCGTATGCGGTGAAAACATGAGCTGGGGCGAAAAAGCTGAAGCCCGCCGCAAGCGTGACGCTGAAATCAGCAAAGCACGATAAGAGATAAGAACACGACACAAAAACTAAACCAGACACAAACAATATGGCTACAAAGTTATACGCACTCAGTGAAGAGAATGTATCGCATGTAAAAGACATTCTTGCTCCGGACATCATCGAAAGCCCGGTTCTCGATAACATGGCAGTGTTCAACAAACTTCGCATCAAGGTTATCGAAGATATTGAATACGCACAGACTCAGATCATTTTCCGTCGTAAGGGTGGTGAAGCCCGCCGTTACAAGGAAGGTTCTACGCTGAAGTCAACCCTTGGTTTCATGGACGAAAGCAAACTGGTGATGAACCAGATTTGGTCACGTTACTACGAAAACCTTCAGAACTTCCGCGAAAAACAGCCGTTCAGCATCCTGGGTTCAAACGGAACCTACAATGCACCGGTCACAGAATTTATCCTTCGTCAGATTGGTAAGCAGTTTGCCGGCGACAACCTGAGCAACCTGTTCTTCGGTAACATTGAATTGGGAGAAGACGACCCGCTCAGTCTGTACAACGGTTACTGGACTATCATTAACAACCTTATTAATCAGGGTAAGATTTCTTCCAAGGAAGGAAACCTTGTGGCTTGCGACCCGATTAACGAAGGACCTGAAACTCAGGATGGAGAACACTTCGACGCATTTGTAGAATGGGTGGAAGGATGGCATCCGCTGTTGCGTAACGCTCAGGAAGTAATCGTCTACATGTCGCCGAAGCAGAAGCGACTCATTACCCACAGCTACATGCGTAAGTTTACCGGATTGCAAACTACAAGTGCAGGCGGTGAAGGATTCTCATTTGTGGGAATGGAAAACATCAAGATTGTAACCGACGGTATTATTGGTAAGGGTAATCGTATGATTGCTACTCTCCCTGAAAACCTGCAGTTCGGTCTTGACCGTGAAAGCGACTGGAACTCGGTGATGATGAGTCACGACCCGAACGACTTGAACGTGCTGATTTTCCAGGTACAGTCTACCGTAGGCGCACGTATTCTGGACATCGCACCATCCAAGTTCTGTGTGAGCGACGGTACTATCGAACAGATTGAACAGCTGAACGGTGACTACCAGAAGAATACCCTGACCGTTACTTCAAACAACGAAGAATGGGGTAAAGTAACGCTGTCTCCGCAAAAGGATGTATATACGAAGGACGAAACCGTGAAACTGACTCCTGCTGCTGAATCTGGATACAGGTTCAAGGCATGGAGCGACGGTGCAACAATCTCTCCGCGTGACATCGTTTACAACGGATACCCGACCTACCTTCAGGCCATCTTCGAACCGGAAGGCGAATAATAACCTGCTAGCTGAGATAAAACAGGCTGCCAAGTTTGGCAGCCTTCACAACACAAACACAAACTTTTAAAACCAGACAATTATGGCAGAATTATCATGCAACTTAATGGATATTGCTCAGGCATCAGCTGGATGCTCGGAACAGTATGCCGGACTAGGTAACACTGTCTATGTAGCTTTACCAGAAGATTTGACTGCAAAGCCTGAATACGACGAAACAGGAAAGGCAGCTTTCTCAAACTCTGCTTTTACTTTCGATGAAGGAAAGGGAGCCTATAAAATCCGATGCAAGAAACAGACTGTACAGATTACAGCTACCGCAAACGACGGTGCCAGAGGCTACAACGTACAGCTGATGTTTACAGTTGATAAGGACGTACAGAACGCGGCACAGGTATTCCGTGTTCTCAAGAACAAGGGAGACGCGATTTTCTTTGTAGAAAACCCCGCAGGAGGTTATTTTGTAGTCTACGACCCTCAATTCGGAACAGAGCTTGCAAACAACTATGATACAGGTACCACACCAGATTCAGACATGGGACACACCGTAACCGTTACTTGTAACCCGTGTCCGTTTGCACTGACTTCATGGGACGGAACACTGACCGTCAAATCCGAAGTATCTCCGGGAGCAGGCGGATAACCCGTTCGCTTTGCATATTCTAACAAATGAAAATGTGGATGAAAGTCCGGCACTTCTAATCGGTGCCGGACTTTTTTGTGTCCTTCAACAGCAAATAGGTTTTCTCTACTTTTGGGGTAAAGTAATTGAAAAACAAAGGTTATGATTACAGAAAAAGAATACTTAAAAGACTACAGAACCATGAACGAGGAAGAAAAGAAAGATTATCTGGACCGGGTGAAACGATGGACGGACGAAACTTTTCCGGAACTGCTGGCGCTGGCCGAATGCTGGATGAAGGTGCCTGTGAAGGATTTCGACGAAGGATGCCGTCTGGTGTCGGCCATTGTGCGGGCAAAAGACTTTCTTCGCGACGTACAGCGTTATGAAGCCCGCCGTGCACTCAACAAGATGAACCTGTTCCTGCAGGAAGTACGGAAGAAATCCGGACTGGCCAAGAAAGCCACTCGCGGTCCGGTTGGAACCGTTCGTTACAAAGCGATTGTTCCTGATGATGGTGCGCCCGATGAAGAAGGAAACATGACTGCACGCCAGTACGAAGAGCAGGAAGTGGACGGCCGCAGACCGAAAGAATTTGCACTCTATAAGGATAAACTGCCGAAATCTCTCCGCGACAAGGGAGAAAAAGAACTTTCCACCATGTACCTGGAACTGGCCGAGTATCGCGGCACGCTGGAAGTAATGGCCGAAAACCCCAACGTAAGCGACGAAGCACGTGCCGACATGGCACAGAAAGCCATCGCTTCCGAGCAGAAAATCCGGGCATTCTGGACCAATGTGGATGCAGCCCTTAACGGTACCTACACCGAGCCGGAAACTTCCACAGCCGACAGCATGAAACGTCCTGGCGACTTTACCCGTGCCGAGATAGAAGCCATGAAGGATGTACGCCAGCAGGAAGTGTGCCGCAAGGCCCGCGTGGAAGGAAACAAGAAATACATCAACCGCAGCGACGTGAAGATTACCGAGGAATACAAGGAACAGCTTCGCCTGCGTATCGAGGAGCTGATGGAATGGGGAGAAAACCTGCCTAAAAAGACCGCCGAAGTAGCTAATGCAGCCGGTATCTTCATCCCCGGTGTAAACGCTCCGGTTGCATCCGTACAGCCGCAAGCCAAGGCTGCCGTTACCGATAAAACGGAATCAAAAACATCCGATGAAAAGGCAGAAAAACGTACCGAAATTGAGGAGAAGCGTGCCGAAACAACGGAAAACCGTACAGAAACGGCGGAAGAACCGAAAAAAACTACAGAAACCGCACGCAAGAAAGTAGATCCTACTGAAAGTGTAACCGAATGTCAGATGAAAGGAGGTGCGTTATGAGAATAATTGAACCCTGCTGCTACCACAAGCAGCTGGAAGGAATGATTGACGAGTGCAGCAAAAAGCACACGGCTGCCAACTTCTTCAGTTTTTCTGACTGGGACATGTGCGATCTGCTGGGTACCCTGTCCGGCTACTGTTCCGGAGGTGAAATGGGCATTGTCATGGTGCGGCTCGATGTAAAGCTCATTCAAACCATCCGTCGTATTCTTTCGCGTGTGAAGCCCGATCCCACCAATCCGTCGAACCATTTTGCTGATGTCAGCAAAATGATACTGGTAGCGCAGCCTGCATCCACAGGAGCCACCTTCAACCAGCGTCAGGAGATTCGCACGCAGTTGGGCGATTTTATCAAGTCGGGCCGCCTGGTGGTGTGTGAGGACAATGTGGGTTTCCGCTGCGTCACGGTGAAGAGCAAATCGCACAGCCTGGTTATCCAGGGAAGTTTGAACACCCAGCGTAGCAACGCCATGCAGATGTTCACGCTTACCACTTCTCCGGAAGAGTATGAGAATGTGGCGGAGATGTTGCGGATGAAGGAGCATACGAAAAGCATTATGAAATAGCACTTTGTTTGGTCATGAAAATTGTTTCGTGACCAAACAAGCATAAACATGTTTTGAAAAATAATATATGTACAATGGATTTAGGAAGTGGTATAAAGCTGATACATGGAGATTGTCTGGAAGAAATGAAACATATTCCTGATGGTAGCGTGGATTGTGTAGTTTGTGATTTGCCATATCAAATAACATCATGCAAGTGGGATAAAATAATACCACTTGAGGATTTATGGAATTTATATAACTATAAAGTAAAAACAAATGGAGCGGTCATATTATTTGGGAGAGAACCATTTACATCAAATCTTATATTAAGTAATTTAAAAAATTACAGACAGAAGCTTACATGGCTAAAAACAAGACCTACCAATGTAATGAATGCAAAAAAGCAATTTATGAATTGGACTGAGGATATAATTATTTTTTATAAAAAACAACCTACATATAATCCTCAGATGAGAACAGACGGACTTTTTACCGGTAGAAAAATTCAAAGATGTAATACGGATAGAAGTAAAGGTGTTCTTGGGAAAACAGGAGAGAAAAAAGATTATGTTCACGAAGGGAATAACGGACTATTTTATCCGAAATCAGTGCTTGAATTTTCTAATGTAAATAATAAAAATATTCATCCCACCCAGAAACCTGTTCCATTAATTGAATATCTGATAAAGACCTATTCTAATGAAGGAGATTTGATATTAGATAATACAGCCGGAAGCATGACCACAGCCATTGCAGCCATCAATACTGGCAGAAGTTGTATCTGTATAGAAAAAGACGACAATTACTTTAAAATAGGATATGAGAGAGTGATCAATCACTTGAAAGAAACACAATCACAATTATGGCAAGCGAAATAGCACAACGATTCTACGACCTGCTGCGGAAGCACTTTGAGACGGGTGTGCCGTGGCAGAACATGGCCTTTACCTACGAGCAGAAAAAGCGGGTGGAAGTCTGCCTGGATGCGTACAAGCGCTTTGAGGAGGACCCGTTCATGAATCTGCGGCAGTACATCATCAACCGGTGGAAACGCACGTACAGCCAGTTGGGAGGCGACCTGAAGGTGATAGACTTCATTTCGTCGTTCTACGCCAAGGGACAGCGAAACATTTCCTCGATGAAGGTGCGACACGCCGCCGACCTGATGATGCGCAACGGAGCCGATACGGGCGACATGAAAGCGGTGTACAACGGAGCAAGCCTGCTCACCAAGATTGACCGTCTGGACCAGCCGGAAACGCCGGAGGAACTGGGCGACGAACTGATACGTATGCCGGTAGTCATTACATCGGATGTGAAGAAGAAATTTCCGAACAAAACCGGGCACGACAGCGATGAAATGCGCCGCCTGAGAAAGAAATACGGCGTGAAGCTCGACCAGTGGCAGGAGATGGTGGAAGACGACGACGGCGTATATGTAAGCGAGGGACAAAACGCTCCGGACGAGGAGTACGATGAAGTAAACCGGGACGATTTTACACAACCGGGAGAGGAGGAATAAACCATGGCACGACGAAATGACTATGAATCCGCCCGCGAGGAGTCACTCCGACGGGCACAGCGGCACGCATCGGCATTGTCGGGCGTGCAGGAAGCAGAGGGTCAGGAAGATTCGGTAAACTACATTTACATGAATCCGGCCCAGCGTGCGGTATACAACTACCGATGTCGTATCACCACTGTGGAAGCCGGTCGTGGTACAGGTAAGACCGACGGACTGATAGCCCCCCACATGTTGGGATGCGTCCAGTCAATGCCACGCGGAACAGGCTTATTTTTGGGCAATAGCATTAAACAATTATTTACAAAAACAGTTCCCAAGACCCTTGCTGCCTTGGAGCGTATGGGCTTGAAAGAAGGCGTTCATTATTTCAGGGGGCACGCACCAGCTAAAAGCAATTTCAAAGATCCCATCGTAAAGCCGAAGGTATGGGAAAACTGCATCCACTTCTGGAACGGATTTGTGTACTACATGATTTCCACCGGAGTGAAGGCAGCCAGTAACGGTATGGATGCCTGCACAGTTGACTCCGATGAAGCGAGATTCCAACCGGAAGCATTGGTAAAGGGTGAGATACTTCCCTGTTTGCGTGGTATCAACACCAGCCATCCCGGATTCGACGAAAACCTGAATCCGTTTTACAAAAGCATTATGTTTGTAAGCGATGCCCCGCTCACCAAGCGTCAGGCATGGCTCCGCAAGCGCCGCGACGAGCAGACACCCGATATAAACCGGAAGATTGCCGAAATGCTGCGTGAGGCACAGATCTGCCCGGAAATCGTGCAGTCCCCCAAATACCAGCGTGAGCTGAACAAGCTGCGCTGCCAGGCCAGCATCTACTTTTCCTTTTCCAGCATAGAAAACATCGACATTCTGGGCGAACAGTTCATCCGCACCATGCAGAAGGAACTTACCCCCACCATGTTCGACATCTCCATCCGCAACGTCGAGAAGGAAGAAATAAACGACGGCTATTATGCCAACTTTGATCCCGACGTGCACTGCTACCTGAGTAACGACGAAGAGCAGCTGGAAGCCGCGCAAAAGTACAGCAAACGGACCATTACGCAGATATACAGCGGCGGGCGTACCCTGCGTGTAGAGTCGGAAAGCATCGACCTGAACGAGCTTTCAAAGGCACAGGACTGCTGTCTGGACACCGACATAAAGCCCGGCGAACCGCTGCGCATCGCCTTCGACTACAACGCACACATCAACTGTCTGGTGATAGGGCAGACCGACAGCCGGAGCAACACCGGCGTGCTGCGCATACTCAACAGCATGACCAACGTAAAGAACACCCGTATCGAGGGACTTTGCAAAATGTTCTGCAAGTATTACGAGCCGCACCGCCTGACCTGCCGTGACGTGATTTTCTATTACGACGACACCGCCAAGCAGGGAGCTGCCTACGCCAGCGAGCGCCATGAAGACACCCGTTTCTACAACATCGTGAAGAAAGTGCTTCGCAGCCACGGATGGAACGTCATCGAAGTACCCATGGGAAGGCCCATGAGCCACAACAAGAAGTACGAGTTCCTGAACGGATGCTTTGCCGGCACGCAGCGCCCGTTCCTTCGAATCAATAAGGAGAACAACGAGTATCTGATTGCCTCCATGGAGAATGCACGTGTGAAGGAAGGGCGTAACGGTTTTGAGAAAGACAAGAGTCAGGAGAAGAACCGCGTATCGAAGGAGGTGGACGACATCGAGGCAGAATTGAGTACACGTACCGACCTGAGCGACGCATTCGACACGCTGGTAATCGGTGTGCGCTATTACGGATCGGGCCGCATGATAGGTGTGGGAATGCCGATGTCGGCTTAATGAAGAATTAAGAATGAAGAATTAAGAATGAGTAATGAGCAAGAAGAAACTGAAATATCAGGATCCGGCCCTGCAGCCGCCAAAAGCGCTGATGCAGCTGGTGGATGCCTTTACCGACACTTACAAACCGGTGGAGCGTGAGGAGTATGCCGACGAAGTGTTTACCGTGCGCCGCATCCGTGAATACTTCCAGGCATGGCCCATCCCGAAGATGCCCGACCCGCTTCCTCCGTATCTGGTGGAACTGGAGCGCAGGGGATTCGCCATGCAGACGGCCTACGACGGACATCCCGCCCTGTTCTGCGTGCGCTGGCAGGTGGACGAGGAAATCTGCACTGCTGAAGAAACGCACGACAAGGAAGCCGAAGTGCGCACCGGACTGGTGAGCATGAAAGCCCTCATAGCCCGCCGCATGATGGATCGTCCGGCAGACGATGGCGACGATGAAGAAGACGAATGGGGCGAAGAAGAATAGCCCTGATAGAAACGATGACCCCCGCCCGCTTCAGGGAAAGACGGACAGGGGTGAAGTGAGAGTTTTAAAACACAATGCAAATATAAAGAAAAATAATTTATAATTGTCAATGATTTTATATTTTCCACCGAATTTTAGCTATTTTTGCGTGTAATGCAACAATTTTAATATATTACAGCTATGAAAATGCGCAGACTTATCAAGGCACTTTTCAGCAGGAAGAAGAAAAATGCCGCAGCCATATACCTGTCACGGTTTGACACCATAGATAAAATGATACGTGAGAAACTGATTGGGATTGACGTGAAAGAGTGTTACGTGGCCCTCGACCTCTCCGTGCATCTGCTCTACAAGGACGACGACCGGAAGTATGCCGCATTCTTCGACACCCTCCGCGCTTTCATCAACTATCATCGCGGATATATGGACCTTCCCATGCTTCAGCCGGAAGAGCGCATCAACTTCTGCGTGAACTTCCGCCGTGAGATACGCTTCGACCTGGAGAATGAAGAGTTTTACGACGAGCCCCGGGTGGAATACATACCGTGGCTGGTAGGATTCTGCCAGTCGGGCACCGTGGTTTACGATGTTTTCGAGCAAGGTAAGAAGTGAGTTTTCAGGAATGTATGCTTTTAAGCATTGACAGATGTGCCCGGCTGCGAAGTCGGGCACATCTGTTTAAATTTGATAAATTTGCAAATGCAGCCGCTCTGCCTTTATACGCACGAAGGAAGAACACAAATAAATCAACTATTTAAAACAAAAAAGGAGGATAAAAATGAAACCTCAAACTAAAACGTACAAGCATGTGATAGACTTGTACTTTGAAAGCGTGCCACACAGCATCCGCACATTCAGCGTTCATGGCAATACATTAATTTACATTGAATATGAAGATTATCTGAGCGAACACCATGTAACGGAAGCCCTTCTACGATTATTGGGCATCAGCGTTCTTCTCAGTATCAAGCGAAACTGTTCCGAGCGGCTATTCCAGGAAATACAGCAGCGTTACGGCCCATCCATGAGCCAGCTTGAGTTCTGCACTGTGATGTCTGAATACGAAGCCTGACGTTTACTCCCCTCCGCATGGTTTTGCGAAGGGGATTTTTTGTATTTATTTGTCAAAAATGAAAAATAAAGTTATTTTCGCTGTGAACTTTAAACTTAACAGTTATGGATAAATTTGTTACTATTGATTTTGAGCACCTGACTCCAAATCATGAAACTGCGTGCGCGGTTGGAATGGTAAAGGTAATCAATCAGGTTATCGTGCAGGAATTTTATTCACTTATAAAGCCTGCTCCGGATAAAAGAAAAACGCTAAACACCCATGTACATGGGATAACTGAGGAAATGTGTGCCAATGCTCCTACATTTGCAGAACTTCTCCCTTTTATGGAATGGTTTACAGACGGATGCGCTATTGTAGTACACAATCAAGTAACAGAAAAGAGTGTACTTGAAAAGGCTTGCCGTTATTACGGGAAAACAGACAGCACATTGTATAAACCTTCATTTATCGACACGTATAATTCCACAGGAAAAAGCCTGGAAGAATCTTGCAAAACGGCAGGGATAGAACTTAAAAAGCACCACAACGCGCTGGAGGATGCACGTGCGTGCGCAGAACTTTATATGAAAGTACAGGGTGGAGAAATAGTAAAGCCAAACCCTGATGCGGTAAGTGCTATGGGATATCAGAAGAAAGATTCAAGCCTTTACGAACTTCTTCCGGACGAAAAGCTGGAAAGAACAGACACTCCATTCTATCACAAGCACATCATTACGACAGGAGAATTTCGGTCATACCCCAATAACAGAAATGCGCTTTTAAAGAAATTGCAACTGTTTGGCGCAATCAATCTGAAAAGTATAACCAAATCTACAGAATGGGCAATAATAGGAGAAGGTGCAGGCCCAAGCAAAATGGAAAAGCTGGCACAAATGCCAGAAGTAAGAATTATCCATGAAGAGGAACTGATGGAAATGCTCCGGAGTTTAGAATGAGTTAGCAGTATGAAAATACTGATGTATAATAAATTTAGATTCTAAAGCAAAATGAAAAAGTACATATTGCTGTTTATTGGATTTTTTATTCTGCTACCATCATGCAAGGATAAGAATATGGAAAGCCGTTTGAAGCAACTCACAGAAACAAACAAAACTCTTCAGGATTCCATTCGCTATTTAAAAGAAAATTTAAAATCAGCAAATATAGAACTGGAAGGATATAAACTTTCTCCTGAAAAGTTATGTGCAGGTATTGAGGAACTTCAATCAAAAAATGATACGATAAAATTATCTGATATTCTAAAAAAACTGAAGAAGTATCATCCGGAATCAGACCAAATTAAAACCGTCGAAAAAGTCATTTCTGAAATAAGAATTGCAGTTCAAAAAAAGGCCGAAGAAGAAAAGAAGAAGCGGATGGCTGCCGTTTCCAAATTAAAGAAAAGGGTAGATGACGTACAGGGAATAACGTGGTATTATAACCCCTATTTCACGCATTATGATAATGTAAGTGGAACTTCAATTTATATGGGAAAATCTTCTTCTGCCGTATGGCTTAGACTGAAAATGTCATACGCAGGAGAAAATTGGATATTCTTTAAATCTGCTTATTTATCTTATGACGGTAACACTAAATTCATAGATTTTGACGAATACAAAGAGAAACATTCCGATAATGATGGCTATGGAGTTTGGGAATGGATTGATATTCCTATGAATAAAGAACTTCTTTCATTTTTGAGGAAAATGGCAGATGGGAAAAAAGTAAAAATGCAACTGTTAGGTGAATATGGAGATTTAAGAAACTTATCGTATTCCGAAAAACAAGGTATTAAAGCTGTACTTTTAGCATACGATGTTTTACGTTCAGAGCCAGGCATGACTACTTTTGAAGATATTTTTTCTGATGAAGATTTAGCTACTAAATAAGGATGTTAATATAATAGATTATGAAAAAGTACGATTTTAATGCGATAATCAAATTAAAATTGTTACATTTGCCAAGAAATTAAAAGGGAGGAATGATTATTTCTCCCTTTCCGCTTGCTTTTGTGAGATTTGTTGTATATTTGCAATGTTACACATAATCAAAGGCAGACGGATGTCTGCAAATAGCAGGCATTTTTTGTGTTTGCTTATATAGCTATACATTAAAATATAGCGGCTGTTTAATCCCGTGTGGAGATGTTAATGCACTCCCAACTGCCTTTGGTATGTGTAACGACGGGCCATGAACAGCCGTTTTTCTGTTCTATAATGTCAAAATCGTTATATATGACAGCAAATCAAATTTTTCAGTACCATGGGAATCCCATTTCGTTCCACAAAGGCGACAATCTTATGGTAAATGCTACACAAATGGCAAAACCATTTAACAAATCTCCTAAAGACTTTCTTAAAACAGAACAATCCAAACGTTTTATAGAAGCACTTAGCGAGGTGAAGAAAATCCTCTCGTCTGATTTAGTGAAAGTTACATACGGGAATAACGGTGGCACCTGGATGCACGAAGATGTAGCCATTGAATTTGCCCGCTGGCTTAGTCCTGCATTTGCCATCTGGTGCAACGACCGTATTAAAGAACTGCTGATGAACGGAACAGTCAGCACGGGAACCACGCAAACCGACTACACATGCAATGAAAACACTCATGGAAGTGTAGACAATCTTTCCGGACTCCTCACAGAAATAGAAGAAGAGCTTTCCGAATCCATTTCCATGCTTCAGCACAAGAAAGACCGTATTTCCTACCTTAAATATCGTCTTGAACGTGAAGAAACCTTGTCGGAAGGAACTGCACAAAGCCAGTTTGAGCAGCGCATATCAAGGCTTGAACAGATGATACAGAATTATCTTTCAGGCGACAACGGGTCCGTCACGCCTGTAAACAAGAATCCCGAAACTACCACACATCCGTTCTACGCAAAAAAAGACATTCCATGCTACACCGTCAGTGAAATACGCACCCGCTTCCGCGATGCCATGCTTGTGCGTCAGATGGCCCGCACCATGAGCCGTGAAAACGGGATAGTGGTACGCACGGCACGCCTTTTCGACTTCCTTCGCCGTGAAGGATGGCTGCTTTCCACACCCGAATGTTACAACGCTCCTTCCGAAGAAAGCACAAAGCGCGGACTGATACTGGCCGCACATTCCAGCGCCACCGGTTCCGGAGTGAAATACTACACACCTTACATCACACGCGAAGGTTATGAGTTCTTTTCACGCATCATCATGCAGAAAGGAGGCTACCTATGAAAAAGCGCGAAGCAAGAAAGGCCATAAACGGCTATTTTGGAGAAATAAGACACAGCATTATGTTTACCGTCACACGCCATGGCGTGCTGGCCTATGTGGAATACGAGGACTTCATGCCCGAACACACCGTGCGCCGTGAGCTGGAAAGTCTGCTCGGCAGCGGTTATCTGGTCAGTGTGAAACGCGAGTGCTCGCGCTCACTTTTCAAGGAGATTGTGGACTTTCTTTCGTCCGACACGAGCGGCCAGAAAACCCTTCTTATGATGATGGGAAACTACGTTTCTGCGCACCGATTTGACAAACTTATAAAATCATAGAAAAACATATAGAATCCTATAATTTATGTTGTCTTCCTGTCTCAACCTTGCTGGTTGCAATTCCATTTCTTACGAAGCGGGAAAGCAGAGCCGTCAAGTCCTCAGGCGTAGATTCGGGGTAATCTGCCCCTATTTGTTTTTTTATGATAAGAGAAAGAAGATTCAGACTTGCATTGTAATCACGATCTATTATAGCACCACACTTAGCACAATGATAGATGCGGTCGCTCAATCTTAAGTCTTGCTTTATATGACCGCAAACACTGCATGCTTTGCTTGACGGATAGAAACGGTCGGCTTTCAGAACTTTAACCCCGTTCAGCAGCGACTTGTATTCTATCTGTCTGCATAACTCACCGAACGCCACATCTGAAACGGATTGGGCCAGCCTATGGTTGCGCACCATTCCTTTCACGTTCAAATCCTCCAATGCAATATGCGCATAGTGGGTGGTAAGTATTGTAGTGACCTTCTGTGTGAAATCACGTCGTATATTTGCCACTTTTCTTTGTGCATTGGAAAGTCTGACAGACAGTTTCCTGTAGTTGTTCGACTTTTTCTTGCCTTCCAAACGTTCCTGCTTGTTTCTCGCGTGTACACGTTTGTCAAGCTGTCTGCTTATTTTCTTTATTTTTCTCAGGTTCTTTTTCAGCGGCTTCGGATTCTCTACGGCAACTCCGCCGGAAAGTATCAATGCTGACTTTATGCCAAGGTCAATCCCTGCCATCCGGACTCCCTTGTCGGTGTCAGCGTTCGGATGGGTACGCTTGTATTCATCCTCCGTCGCTTGGACACTGAAAGATGCAAAGTATTTGTTTCCCTGCTGTGATATTACCACTCCGTTTATCTTCCCGATAAACCGCAGCCGTTCAGTCATCTTCACCCAGCCAAGATTGGGGACTTTAAGATACTGATGCTTCTGTTTTCCGTTGTGTGGTATCTTTCTGAAAGCCTTTGAATTGCGATTGGTATCAGATAATGAAACCTGGTCACCGCCAATATAGAAACTGCCTTCGTTATCCTTCTTTCTCTTAAATTGCGGATAGGAAACGATACCTTTCTTCAAATCTTCGAAGAACTTCTTGAAAGCCTTTCCAAGATTAATAAACGGCTGCTGCGTAGCATATTTTGTGACTTCAACGACAAACGGGAACTCTTCTTTCTTGATAGCATTGAACGCTTTCTTCAACCCATAAGCATCTACTTTATCACCTTCCTTATAACGGCGTTGCCATTCGGCAAGCCCCCAATTATAAGCAAGACGGGCGCAACCGAATGCCTTGCGGAAGTAGCTCTTCTGCTTGTTGTTCGGTACGAGTTCTATCTTATGGGATATGGTTATCATTCTTTACTATTCAAATTTTCGGCTACTGCCTTGTTTACATCTTCTAATAATTTCTTGTTTTTGTTACTTCTACTTCCATACAGACGGGCAGAGAATACGGTGATGATTTCCAGAACGTCCTTTGCAAGTTCTTCTTCAAACCTTACGTTTTCCTCTCCTTTATTGATAATTATTACCTCCACCTCCTTGGCCTCACAAATAGCGAACACAAGTTCTGCGCCAAAGCGAAGGAGTCTATCTTTATGCGTTAATACCAATCTTCTCACTTGCCCTTCAAGGATGAGATTCAGAAGTTTTGTCAATCCTTTCTTGTAGTAATTCATGCCACTCCCAAGGTCTTGTATTACTTCATATTCAAATCCTTTCTTGGCGCAGTAGGATTCAAGGACAGCAACTTGGCGTATAAGATCTTCCTTTTGGTCGTGAGATGAAACACGGGCATAAGCAATGGTTTTTAATCCGTCTTGAACCATGTGAAGGTCGTCCTTGATGTTTTTCAAAGACTCTAATCTATAACGTCTGTTCCCTCCACGGGTCAGTTCATCAGGTTTGAGCAATCCTTTTTTGTCCCAATTGCGAAGCGTGGTTGTGGTTACTCCCAAAACCTTTGCGGCCTCTCCGATTGTCATTAACTTCTTCATGTATGCAAAGCTAAGAAAAAGATCATACTTATAAAATATACTTCTATCTTTTTATATGATTTTATAATTATAAGCTAACAGCAGTTAGCCTCTCCACAATAGCCTGTAGGGCCACTCAAAACAAATGCAGCAAACTACTTGAGAGGTTTGCTGCATATCGCTCGAGAGGTTTGCCGCAAACCACTTTAGAGGTTGCTGGCGCACGATTCAAAAGCCAGTTTCAGTAGTGTTTTTTGTCCTTCAAAAACGGTCGGTCTGGGAGGTAATTTAGAGTTGTCGAAAGACAAGTAGTACAAACCTTAAAAACACGATTAAACTATGGCAATCGTTTACGAAAAACAGAAAATCACCCTCGGCTTCAAGAAAGACAAGCCGGAGGTTTACCGCATCAAGCCGGTACGTCAGCAACCCGTCACTTTCGACGACCTTCTTAATGAAGTGAGTAACTCATGCGGTGTGAACCGTTCGCAGACAAAAGCGGTGCTCGAAGCGCTTATCGACCGTATGATTGTGTTCATGAACTACGGCATGCCCGTAAAGCTGGGCGACTTCGGTTCTTTCAAGCCTACCTTCAACTCAAAGACGGGGGCCACTGCCGACGATGTGACTGCCGAAAACGTCACCCGGAAGAAAATCCTTTTCTATCCCGGCAAGCGTTTCAAGCAGATGCTTGAAGGAATGTCTGTCACTACGATGGAAGATTACGACGAAGAGGAGACAGCCGGACAGGAACCTGAACCGGGTGGAGGAACCGAGCAAGGAGGAACAGACCCTGACGAGGGAGGTGGCGGATTTACATAAAATCTTTCAGTCTTCTTTTTTTGTTGAGAGAGGGGTGCCCGTGAGGGTGCCTCTTTTTTTTGTGAAAATGCTTGTGTAAATAAAGAATATTATGTACTTTTGCATTGGAAAAAGAAAGATAGCGCAATGGAAACAGAAAAAATCAAAGTACCCGTAAAGCAAGCTTTACCTATGATAGCAGAAATGGTGAAGCTAAAGTATGTAACCGACGCACTGGGAAAATCAAGCGGATGGATCTACCATAAGCTCAATCATGAAAAGACTACAACAACGTCAAAGGGATTTAATCAATCCGATGTGAATACATTAAACGAATTGTTTAATGAAATGGGGAAAAAGCTTGTCAGTACAAGGATTTATATCCCAACGGTAGAGAATAAAGATTCACTTTCAGTAAGGCAGGAAATAATTGGGCAGATTCAGTCTGTATCAGATATGGTTTCAATGCCCTATATATATATTGGTAAGATGAAGAAAAGCACCTCATGGTACCTTAACAGGATGCGAAAAAATTCTACAAAAGCATCATTTAAACAGGAAGACATCAATATGATAAATCTTTCACTCATTGAAATAGGGAATAAACTTCTATCTATTGAATTGACTCTGTAATCTAAATTGGAATTAATTTACCATTTGTCAAAGGCAATCGGACGTAATCCGGTTGCCTTTTTTTGTATTCCCTTCAAAACTGAATAACAATCTGATAATTTGGAGTTGAAACAAAAGATTTTTGCCCGATTCACGATGAAAACCCCGCGCCTCGCTACGTGGGACGTGTCCCTCTGGGGCCCCGTCCGTCGGTGATATATGCCCGGGGGGGGGTGGCTGGTGTCCGCTGCTGGTGGCGTTCCTCACCATGGAGGAACGCCACCAGAAAGCAAGGAAAATGTAAATAAACCTTTCGTTTTAGTTTAAATAGTAAATAACAGTTAAATAAATACAGAAATTAATGCACCACTATTGCACAATACAGAATATTATGTACCTTTGTAGTGTAATCAAAAAACAAAGATTACAAGAAGCCGCCGGGGCTTCCCAAAGCCCGGCAAATAGATCTTACTAAATGAAAAAAAGGCCGACGTTACAGGAACGCCGGCCCGGAAAAAGAAAGATACATATCTTTCCAACTGTAGCAAGTTCAAAGATACGTATTTTTCCCGTTCCGTCAAAATTTTGGTAAAAATACGTTCTTTGAAAAAATACCGTATAAACGTGATCCGCGTTCCGGCTGGTGATCCTGTTCACTATCATAGTTTGATACTTTCCCGGCTGTCATAGTTTGACAGCCACGCACGAAAGCAAGCGGAACGAAATACACGCGGCGCGGTTAGTCTGTAACAATAATATCCGTATGAGATAGTAATATATTGATAGCGGGAAAGGAGCCGAAAGGTAGCCTAACGGGTGAACTATGTTCTCCCGGGTCGTGCATAGTCGATACCCGTTACTATATTACTAACTTAAAATTATGGACTTATGAAAACAAATGTATCTAAATCAGTATTGAGACGCGAAGCTAAAAAAGAAACTAAAAAGCTTAATAGATCACCGTTTGGCGTTATGAATACAATAAACAAAAACCGTGATCAGGAAAAAATCAAAAGATACTTAGATTTTTACGGTATAAAGAAAGTTGATCTTTCTATGTTGCTAAGCTTCGAGCTTGGAGATGGTTTGCCTGTTTTCTGTAAATTAAAAAGATTATCAGATATTGAAACATTGGACGGGAACGAATTAAAAGTAGTCCAGATAGGGAAAAAATATTTCGAATACGTTCCAATAAGATTCGATGAAGACGATTTTTTTGCAAGCTTAGAAAGTTTGCTACAAATAAATCAGGCAAAGGAAAAACTGGAAAAAGCAGCAAAAGAGAAAGCGGCAAAGATAGAAACTAAAAAAGCAGAAAAACGTGAATCTAAGATAAACGCTACATTGCAAGCTTTAAAAGTAGAATTCTTAGACGCTTCTGAAGATATGTTGCTACAAATTGCAGAACGTATTGTAGACGCGGCTTAATCTTTAGGGTGTATGGTATTCGTCCGGGTCCGACTCCCGGACACCCACAAAAATATATTCTATCTCATACGGCCGGCAAAAAAGATACCTACCTATGTAATACGGCGGCACGTGTGCCACTGTTGCATATAGGGGCGCACGTGTGCGCCTATAGTTATCCAGGCCAAGAGTCTGACGGTATCCAGGGCCGCGAAAATCATAATTCATAATTCTATGGCATAACTGTACCCATATGGGTGCGGTGTGTCCTGCAACGTGTTGAACGATCAGTCAGGGTGCACCGTGTCCGTATGGATTCATGTACGGGTGTGCTATGCCCTGTTCAATCTTGGGTGTATGCCGGAGTAGTTAACCGGAAAAGATCCATACTGTTCTAGCGTATGTATGGAACGGGCCAGGATACGTGTATCCAGGTCTATGCACTAAACGCACCATGCGGACACGTGTGTCTGTATGGCGGTGCACTTGCAAAGGTCGTCTATGTGAAAAGTGTATCCGTGAACGCTATGCAAATAGTGTATCATGGTGCATATAGGCGGGTATGCACGGGTGTACCGATAACCAGCTTCGGGGGTGGTACGGAAAACCCCTACCTGTGTAGTGCTATGCGCTTTCGGGTGCATGGCACTTCTTGTATGTATAACTATAAACTTTTTGAATTATGAAAACTATCATCTTATCCGTATCAATCGTACTGTGTGCTTCTGTTTTTACTTCATGTGCTACAAAGTTTGAAAAAGCTTATGAAGCTGAATGTAATTATCGTCTTGCCAAAGATGGTGTATGCTATGAGGTTTCAGATACATTGAAGTTTCACCGGGAGTTTGTACGTGAATATGAAAGTATGGACGTGCTGGAAAAACAAAGATACAGCTCATATCGAATGAGTCGGAAAGCGGAAGAAGAAAGAGAATGGAATAAATTCCAGGAAGAGCAGAAAGCAATAGCTTCTATGCTTAATGATTAAAATCAGGCCGTTCACCTTTGCCGGTGTACGGCCTGCAAACTTCTTAAATAGTTTGAGTTATGAAAAAGAAAATGAAAGTCATTCTGTGCTGCGTGTTTTTATTCGTGGCTTTATGTTTCGCCGGTCGTTCCGACTGGAGCGAACAGGTTATCTATGTAATGCCAAAAAGCGCATACGAAAGTATCAGCGCAAAGCTTGGCGAAGATTGCAGTGACTACGAAATAGCAAAAGAGTACGTAAAAAACAAATCGTACTACGACGCTATAGGGTATTAATTCCATGCTGGAGGTGCTTTACGGTACTTCCAGACACGATTACTAACTTAAAACTATAGGAATTATGAAGCTTTTAGATGTAAACGGTAAAAACGTAAATGTAGAAATCGGTTATGTATGGGACAGGGAAGACAAATACCTTGTTATCGTAGACAATGATAATAAAGTTAAGTATGTAGTAAATACATGGAGTAGCACATTTAATAAGGAATCGGTTGAATATTTGGCCTATAAATTCGCAATATTTATCTCAAAAAGCGAAAATGTGTGCTACTCACATGACAGGAAACCTGCAAGAAAAATTTGTCATAATGACGATTTTGGTAGGTATAAAAAAAATTACAAAACTATATCTCCGTCAGAATGTACAGAATTAGGTTTACGTTATTAAACAAAACTGATTCCTGTTTATATCAGGAATCAGTGCTATATCTAACTTAAACTATGGAATTATGAGAACAATAAACCTTATTACAGAAGACAGTTATGAGCTTTACGAAATATGTAAAGAAAACGGATGGGCAGACTGTGAGTATGAAGACTTTGATGTATTAGAGTTCTTTGAAGGTGATCCGGATATGATTCGTGTTGACGGACAAATAGGATATTTTTGGTATAACGAAGAAAATGATACTATATATTATTATTTTGATGAATGGGGTCATAATATCGGAAGCATACTAAGAGATTTCTATAAAAAACGTTTGCATAAAGAATATTGGCCTGACATGCAATCATGGGAATATTTCGATACTCACAACTGTATAGCGTATCGAGGTGGAAGCGGTTATGTTTATAGCCTGTTCCCTTTGCGTATAGCATCGTAACAAAAAGCCTGTGCGGTATGTAGCTGCATGGGCTTTCTTATTACTAACTTAAAACTCGGGAATTATGGATAAAAACAGAAATTGGTTTGGCGTGGATGCTAACAATGAGGAGTCACTGTTTGAATATGGTTTTCTTATGAGATACCGTGGAAACGGGAATTATCAGGTGATATACATAAACGGATTCGATGATAAAGAGAAACCTCTATATAGTATAGGTTGGTTTAATCCAGAGGAATGGAGAAAAGATTTCAAAAAAACACTTGGCACAAGAAAATATCCTGATGCTATAGGAATAGCCAACGGTTGCGGCATGAAAGCTGATGAATGGTTGGAATATACAAAAAACAATCCTGCAGGAATGGTATCGGATATGATGTGTTATTATAGTAATGATGACATATTTGGCTCAAAGGCTTATGGCAGTTATTATAATGTAAATCAAATCAGGAAACGCCTTAACCGTGCGCTTGCATAAATATTTTCGGTATTGCATTGTTGCAGTACCGGGGGCTATGTCTAACTAAATTATCGGAATTATGACACAAGAAACTTTTAATCTGCTGAATCACTTTTCATGCGAGGGGCTTGATAACTGTTGTTATGGATTCGCACAAGACGTAAATACTGAAGATTACTTCGGTACTATAGAAAACATCGACCTTGAAGGTATGTATCTATATATATATCAGAGTAAAGATGACTGGTTCTCCCATATTAAGGAAAAGCCGGAATATACCTTTGATCTGGACGGAAAAGATAATCTATTCCTATTCAAGCTTGAGTGATTTATACAGGCGGCTGCTGATTATCCGGTAGCTGCCTGCTTTATGTCTAACTTAAAACAAAGGAATTATGGGAAAATATCATTATGAATACTACCTGGTATGTGTGGACTTATGTAACGGAGGTGCAAAACGCGGTCCGTACCGCTCAATACAGAATGCGAAATTTGACAGTCATTTTCTACGCGGTATATGGCATGTAAAAAAAGTCAGAGTCTACAATTAATATCCAGCCGGAATCAGCCTGAAACTGCTTCCGGCTTCTTTTATGTCTAACTTAAATTATTGGAATTATGGAAAAATCAAAATTAATCAGAGCAAGCGTATATGTAGGTACATATAAGAAATATAATGAAGGTTCGCTGGCTGGCGCATGGATGGAATTGGCCGACTATGAATCGAAAGATAAGTTTATGGAAGCCTGTAAGGAATTGCATAGCGACGAGGAAGAACCGGAGTTTATGTATCAGGACTATGGAAACATACCTGACGGTATGATAAACGAAAGCTATATAGATCCTCTGTTATTCGGAATCATACAGAGTGCAAAAGATATGAGCGAAACAGAGCTTGAAGCGTTCTTCGTATTTCTCGATATGAACTTTGTCGATTACTCCTACATGAAAGACTGTGAAGAGCTCGTAGAAAAGTTCAGAGATAAATACGCAGGGGAATTTGATTCTGAAGAAGCGTTTGCCACCTATATGGCGGAAATGAAATGGCCTGAAGAACTTCAAACTGAGTTTGGTCAGTATTTCGACTACGAAGCATACTCCAGGACATTGCTTACCAGCGGATACCGCCATCAGGGTGATTTCTACTTCTGTGTAGCTTAAACATTCCGGCAGGTTTTTGAGAATCTGCCGGGGTCTATTGTCTAACTTAAAATTTATAGAATTATGGAATCAGGAAAAATGTACAGAATGGATTGGTCAAATGGTTTTCAGATGGTAGAAATCGGTAAAAAGGTTCTCGAAGTAGGGCAGCGCGTTTATGGATTCTTAGGTTATGGAGGAAGCGAAAGCGGTAAGTTTATCGTAACTTCTGCACCTGACATTCACGGACGGCAGAAAATGGCAGAAATCGGAGGATGGCACCGTTTCGCATATTGGAGAGTAGGTCAGGACGACCAGCCGTTATCAAAGCAGTTCGGTATCGGTTACTATTGGGACGACAAAGAGCCAGACTACCGTATGTCGGAACAGGAAATTGCCAAACTGGTTCACCATTGCGAAGTACAGCAGACATGGAATGAACGTCTGGAGAAAAACAAACGTATAGCCAGCCAAAAGCGTACCGAACAGCTCCGCAAAGAGTATGGCTCGATACTGACTGAGTGCAATAGCTATGACGACAAGACAGCCAAACAGAACATGCTTGTGCTTCTGAAACGTGCTTTTCCGGGTGTAAAGTTCTATTCCAAAAAGAATGGTTCAAACAGCTACAACGTAAGATGGACGGACGGTCCGACCGAAAAGATGGTTGCTAAAATCTGTTCTAAGTTTGTAGATACGACATTTAACGGATACGAGGACATTGAAGAACACATCAAAAGCGAGTTTACTTCCTTATATGGTGGAATCGGTTATATGCCGGATATGGAGCGCAGCTATTCTGATAAAGTATGGGAGGAAGCAAAAGAAAAATTCTATGCCAAACATCCCGAAGCTATCGGTGTGAATGAAAACAGTGAGTTCATTCCGAAAACCTACTCTGAGTTTGTAAAGAATGACCGGTATACATGTGCTTCCAGTTGCATTCGCGGTTATCTGAGAGATGTAAATCTTTATCAGGAGCCCGAAGAAAAACCTGTAAAATCAACCCTCAAAACCGTAGGAAATGCAGGTGATCTGCAGATTGTAGATTATAGCGAAAAGGCTGTGGCCATCATCGGTAATACCCGAGAATATGTGGAAAAGCTGAAAGAGCTTGGCGGCCGTTTTAACGGTAAACTGAAATGCGGTGCAGGTTGGGTTTTCTCAAAGAAACGCGAACCGGAGCTGAGAGAAGCTTTCTCTCTGTAATGTAGAGGGCAGCCGGAAGTGATTCCGACTGCCTTACTTATTATCTAACTTTTAAATTTTTGAATTATGAATGTTTACTACAAATTGTGTCCGAATGTATTTCTTGCAAAGTGTGATGAAAAGCATGAAAAAGGTGAAACTATCCTTGTAACAACCAAATATGGGAAAGAAAATGAAAGTATCGTATTCAATCTGATATTTGAGCGTGACGGATTTTATTACTATTCCATAGTTCGTGCAGATGGATTCAACGTGCAGGAATGGGCTAAGAAAAGAGCTGAAAGACGACTTGAATGGGCTAATGCGGCAGACAGCAAAAGCCAGGAATACTTTGATAAATCCAACAAAGACCGTGATTTCCTTTCACTTGGAGAACCAATCAAAGTTGGTCATCATAGTGAAAGAAGACATCGTAAAATGATAGAAGATGCCTGGAACAATACCGGGAAAGCGGTAGAAATGATGGATAAAGCAGAGGAGCACAGACGAGTTGCTAAGTATTGGGAAGACAAAGCTGATACGATAAATCTTTCAATGCCTGAAAGTATAGACTTTTATGAGCATAAGCTGGAAGTGGCTACCGAATACCATCAGGGGCTTAAATCCGGGAAATATCCTCGCGAACATGCTTACTCTTTGACCTATGCTAAAAAAGCGGTCAATGAAGCTCAAAAGAACTATGAATTAGCAAAGAAACTTTGGGCCTAAACCTGAATCCGGATGGGAGAGTGATACTCCCTCCGGATGCTATTGTCTAACTAAAATTATTGGAATTATGAGCAGGAATTATATTGTATTAGATGGCAAAACCATCAAAAGAGGCAGCGAAAAAATAAGAATTGAAATCCGATGTTTTGAAAAACTAGATGGTGACACTTACGAGTTATGGAAAAACTACGGTAAAGAGGTTTCAATGCCTATAGGAAGTGAAACATATAGAGAAATCAATAAGGCGATGGATGCTTTTGAAAGAGTAACAGGTGTTAAATACACTCCGGCATTCAGAACATTCCTATCATCAAGTTTTAAATAAAACCTATAAACCATGCAAGTATCAGAATTAAACAGAAACCAGTTGACAGAACTCAAACAGAGTTATCTCATGCAACACAATGAAGAAGTGGGAGAAGGTACTTCTTATGACGAACTAGTCGGAGTTAACAGTATTATCTCTGATGAAATGATATATGAAGCCTATTCAGGTATCAATTTCACGGAAGATGATTTTCCCAGCTAAGAAAATCCGGATGGAGAGTGATACTCCCTCCGGCTACATTGTCTAACTTAAAATAAAGAATTATGAGAAATCAAAAATCAGGTCTATTAGTAGTTGTATTTAATAACGACGGTGGGAACGCTATTGCAGAATGGTTTGAATATTCAAGGGAAAAGCCAGACGAAGTTATAAATCTTCTCAAGTATATGCGTAAGAAATATAACGCATATTGGTGGGGTGAATATAAAATGTATCGAAGAAGTAGGAATATATCCCTTTATCAATCAGGACATGTAAATGCTGATTATGAAGGTAAGTTCAGAAAAATAAGACCTCGTAAATGAAATTAGCTACTAACCGGTCTAAGTCTGCGATCTTAGCCCGGTACTATCGTCTAACTTTTAAAACAATGGAATTATGAGAACAGTATCATTAGAAAAACAGATTGCAGGTATTATCAATGACGGTCAGGTACTCCGTAGCGAAGAATACAGAATGTGTGGTGAAACGGTAGAAATAAAAACCATAAAGGATGGCAACTTCAAGTGTACGGTTCCAATGGGATATATGCAAGAGCTGCTGGCCAACGCACGCCGCATGTCACGTAAAAAGCCTGAAAAATATCCGGTCCCTCAAACGCAAAACATTCTGGCATTCCTTTCCAATCATCGCGAAGTGATTCCTTATTATGTAAAAATGATCAAAGAAAAAAGTACTTCATGGTTCAAACTACAGATAAGAAAAAACTTCCCAGAAGAAGCAGAAAGCATTTTAAAAGAAGCAACATACGGAAGCGATTCTGAACTTAGACACGTTCTTATCACAATGCCACGTGCATGGGGTAAATATATAAATAAAGAATAACTGCATTGTTATTTCCGGTATACATTGTCGGTATACCGGGAGCTATTGTCTAACTAAAATTTTGGAATTATGAAAGTAGAAAAGAATTTAATCGAGAAAGTAGCTAATAATGCAACAAACATTAAAGGTGAAGCTGTAGAAATTGCAAAAAAAATCATTGACCAAAAGCTTGTATCTAAATTTAGAAGTTACGCATTCTTTTGTTACGGTAATATTGATGATATATACGATCTTCAGGACTGTTTACTAGACTTCAGCTGGTGCGGAGCAGAAATAAAAGTACAGGATATTCCTGAAAATATTCATCCTTCAAAAAAATGGCAGGTTTTTGGTCTGAGAGCCGAAGATTCACTTAAAAACCTTTTTTATGACATGTACAAAAACATTAAATTAGCGGACATACTTGAAGGAAAAGAATTTAAAGTAAGAGGCATAAAAGGTAAATTTAAAGTTTCATACACATTGCTTCATTACTGCTTTGCGAAAGGTAAAATAACTCCCCATGAATGTCTTGACATGATGCGCATCTAACCTACTTCCGGATTCAGGTTTGCATCCTGGTCCGGAACCGATGTGTAACTATAAAATAAAAAGAATTATGAGCAGAACAAGATTCAATAAGAACGAAACAGTAAGCATATTAGGTCTCACAAAAGACGAGTATAATGCGTTACGCAGTGTTATGTATTCATCTAAAAGATGTTTTGACGAACCGGACGAAGATCAAGGTTATTATAGTAACGATGACTTCGTTTGTCTTCTGTTAAAAGAAGAAAAAGAAGCATTAGATAATTTGGAAATATAATTCCATCGGTCACGCTGTGAAGCGTTAGTTTTTAAGTTAGTAAATCAGCCGTAGGAAAAGTGATTTTCCTTCGGCTACTTGTGAAAAATAACTATATTTACAACGTCAAACTTTTAGAATTATGGGAAATACATTTAAGCCATTCTCTTTTTATGGAGAAATAGACAGTGATACACTTGAAAAGTATCACTACCAGGCATTATGCAAAGCAAAGAAAATTCACGGAGAAGTAAAAGACATATCATGCGATTCTCTTACTCTTGATATCATGGTAGGAGAGGAGTTTAAGAAATACGATTTAGGTATGTACGACGATAAAGTAGCCATGCAATCGGAAACCGGAGAAGTAATTGTCGTATGTGATACTATCAAATAATTCCATAGGTTAGTTTTAAGTTAGAACAAGTCCGGCGGAGGTGATACTCTTTCGGACTACAAATGTTTAATCAAATCGTGAGGCACACGGGAAAAACTGTTTAGAGTCATGAGATCTAGTTTTGAGGATGTAGTAAAAGCAACAGGAAAGAATTTTAAATGCGAACAGTCTATAAGCGGATACTACCGTCTTGTATGTGATGGGAAAATAATTTTAGACGACAGCGCTTGTGAAGATGTAAACGGAACTGAAGAGGAAGCGAAAGATTTCTTTGCGGAATACCTGCTAGAATATGAAGTTCCGGAAGATAAAAAAGGATTCCGTTACGGATCATTTTTCTTGAAATGAAAGTAATCATAATTTCCTACAGCTATGAAGCGGAAGTTTTAAGTTAGAGCAAAGGCCGACGGAGAGTGATACTCCGCCAGCCAGCAATGTTTAATATAAAACGTGAGGCACACGGAAAAAACTGTATAGAATTATGTTTGAAGATAAAAAGCTTAAAGTGATTGTTTCTAAATGGGATAACAACGAAATGTATATCATTGCTGCCGATGTTGTAAAAAAAGTAAATCTGCATGACTGCTATGATCAATACGGACAGCAACTTGACGCAGAAGCATCCGGAGACTATTCACTGAAAAACTGCTATTGTTATAGCATGGAAAATGAAATGAAAGCGAAAGGGGTTGAAATATTTGGAGAGTCATTCTCTGATATGGAATACGATAAGAACAACCTTACCATTGACAATGCAGAAGAGATAGGACTTAAAGAAAAAGAGAAAGAAATCAACGATTTCATCAGTAAATTTGAGGAGGAAGAAGCCAACTACATAGAATGTGAAGCTATTCAATATTGGGACGGACACAACAATCGTTCTGCTATTATCGGGGGTGAAGAAGTAGGTGCAGAATATGAATATGAAGACAGTGAGCTTGAAAAGGAAATATTGAATGAGTTCTATACATTAGAAAGACCAGAATACAAACGAGGTATTGCCGAAGTAAAAGGAGAAAAATATTATTTTAGATTCTCTCAGTACGAAAATAAAAACTTCTGTATATGTGAAGTGTCTGAAGTAAGTCTGTCAAATAAAGAGGAATAACAAGAAAGGCTACCATGCGGTAGCCTTTAAAATCCTTCTGGTACGATTAAAATAGTAAGCTTACTTTTTAGAATCTACAAATAGTAGAAATTGTTTCAATTCCATTGAAGGACAATGCAAATGTATAAAACATTATTATAAAAAGCAAAAATTTACACATAAAGTAATTCATAATTCCTTACCGCTGTGAAGCAAAGTTTTAAGTTAGATCAAAGGCCGACGGAGAGTAATACCCCGCCGGCCTTCTTCATTTTTAAATTATAAACGTATGAATAAAAAAAGAAGAAAAGAAATCGAAGACGTAAGAGAGTCGTTAAGAAAAGTATATGAGGAACTTGAAGAACTCAAAGATGAAGAACAAGAAGCCTTTGATAACCTCCCTGAGTCTTTCCAGGAATCCGAAAAAGGAGAGCGGATGCAAGAGTACATAGAATACATGGAAGAAGCCCTCTCAAGCATTGAAGAATCAATTGAAAGTTTAAACGAAATAGAGTAAAATTATGGATGGAACAACAATTTTCTCAGTTATCTGCGTCCTGCTTTTTGCAGGCTATCTGGTGGTAAGATACCGCCGCTACAACATTCATCGTGCACTGAATCTGCCGAAAAATCCTCCGCGTTATCCGGACAGCGCCATTAAATCGGCCAAGGAAATAGGTAAATTCCTGTTCACCCGTGCGGAGATTTGCGGAGTTCACTTCATGACGGCCGACAAAGATACGGGCGTTTCCTACGAAGCTATCCGCGACATCTCTCGGGGGAAAGACACGCACATAGTGAACTTCCTGCGCATGGCTCACTTCCTGGGATGTGAGGTGGTGATACGTCAAATCGGTACGACCGACACCGAGGACCCGGCAACAACTGCGCAAGTTTACGAGGAAATGATTGCCAACATTGAAGAGGAAAACAGAAGATAAAAAACATACACTTCAATTAATTGATATTCAGCACCGGCTCAGGCGTGAACCGGTGGCTTTTTGAATTTTACGTGCAATTTTAATGCGATTCTTGCTTAAAATTGTTACATTTGCCATGCGAAAGAAAAACAATGAATTAACCATAAAAGCAGGGCAAATGATCTATACTAACCAACGACGCAGGGAGCTTAATAAAGCTCTGTTTTCTAAACTGCAAAATCCCCTTATTACTACGCTCGCCGAGGAAGGCGACTCACACATTTTTATTGAACATCTGCCAAAGGATGCCGAGGAAATTCCCACAGACGACTGCCTGATGCGTAATGTGCCGCGAGGTGTGCTGCCGTGGAACCAGGTGATACCGGTATTCATTCCTGCTATGTACAACGGGAAGAAAGCATATCTGGTGAACTACGTGAATAATTCACAGAAGAGCATACAGACGGCACTCGAAAAACTGAACACCTGCGGAATGTATTACATTCCCGGCATGACGCTGGAGAAAGGAGTGGATTATGAATGAATTTAAGAAGATGGCCATGCAGGGATGCCTTATCCTGATTGGCATGGTACTGGTAGCAGGATTCTGCCTGTATGGAATCATTAGTCTTATAAAACAATTTATCTGAAAACGGCATGGAAGAAAAAAGATATTACTACAAGGTGTCGCTATCGAACACGCATCGCGGACGCTGCATTCAGGAACTGATTGATAAAGGAAATAGAGCGGTGGAAGCGGCCAACGAACTTGCCGCCTGTCTGGGTGCTGAATCGCGGACGGACCGTCCGGGACGACTGTTCCCGGGAGTAGGAATCGGAAGCCTGAAGTTCCATAGAGTTCCCAACCTTTTTGCCTACCAGTTTATCGGTAAGGGAGAATATATACCGAATATGCAGAACGAGAAAGGGCAGGAGATAGCACGTAAAATCATGGACCTGCCTGACGTGACCTCCGACGATTTCCGGGTGGCGTTTGGCATTCCCATAAACCGCCAGCACACTCCTCAGTGGTTTATCTACAACGGAAAGGCGTACCTGTGCAGCCGCTATCCGCTGGGCGAGGAATACGAAACCATCCTCCAGCAGGAGTTTGATTCAAAACGGAAGAAAGTATGAGCTATCAGGTGAATCTTTTCCGAAAGCCTCCGGTAATTGGTGAAGTAGTTTCGCGTGCGGAATACCGCGAGATACTTCTGGCACGCATGGCCGCCGGCGACCTCTATGCGTCGGAAACGCTGGCCATGGTGCGAAAGGCCGACATGGCGCTGGATGTGCTTCGTGAAAAACCTATATACAAAAGAAATAATGAATCCGTTTGATATTTTTCTGGTTGCTATATTAAGTGTAGCTTTTGGATGGAGTATTCTTTTTGCAATAGGAATAACTGTTTCTGCATTTAAAGAACTATTGAAAATGATAAAACAAATGATGGAGGATTGACATGGGATGTTTTATTTGTGCAAAATGCGGGTGCGTGGACAACACCGCCACTTCGGAATACTGGAGCATTGTGACAAGACTTGCGCCAGATGCAGAATGGGACGAAAGTCTTCTGCCGTACAAATGGAAACCGCTTTGTTCGGAATGCTGTAAAATAGAGTTTGACGAAACCGGAAATCACGCAAGATATATTCCAGGAAAATGGCACGGAAGATTTCCGAAAGAAAAAGCTACGGAAGACCAGAAACGCCGTGTGGGTAAAGACGGACTGATTCAACATAAATGAAAGATTATGGGAGATAAGAAATTCAAGCATGTAATGATAGATACGGAAACACTGGGAAGGACACCTGGAAGCGTGGTCCGTTCGGTGGCTGCCGTAGAGTTTGACCCGCAAACGGGTGAAACCGGACGACAGAAGGTGTGGAAAATAGACCTTACCGATTCTATCCGATACGGTTTTAAGGTAGAAGCATCTACACTTAAATGGTGGATGATGCAGTCGGACGAAGCACGACGCGAATTTGTGGAAGGAGCAGAAACACCACTGGAGGATTTCCTGGAGGATTTCATGCAATTTATAGCTGCTACGGACGAAGGGAACGACTTCACGTTATGGTGTCTTCAGCTTGATTTCGACGTGGCTATGCTTCGTTCCATGTATTCATGGTATAACTTGAACGTGTACAGATGCGACGAAGAAGTGCTTCCGTGGAACTTCCGGAAAGTGCGCGATGTGCGTCCGTATATGGATGCTCTGGATAGTGCAGGTCTTCTTCCTCCGAAGGTGGCGGACAGACACACTCCGCTGGCCGACTGCCTGGCTCAAATAAACTGTGTGCATCTGGTTGAAAAGAATAATCTTGTAGTGAGATAGTGGTATGCCGCAAGCAAGTATTTTCAATATGGATTGTATGATAGGAATGGCTTCTTTGGAAGCTCATTCCTTGGACTGTATTATATGTGATCTTCCGTATGGTGTGCTGAATAAACAGAATCCTCATGCAAAATGGGATACGGAACTTCCTCTTGATGAACTTTGGAGTCAGTATCGCAGACTGATAAAACCAAACGGTGCTATTATCTTATTCTGTCAGGGAATGTTTACAGCCCGTCTGATGATTAGCAATCCAAAAATGTGGAGATACAATTTAATCTGGAAGAAAGGTACACGTTCATCCGGATTCCTAAATGCTAACCGTATGCCGTTACGTAATCACGAAGATATAGCGGTATTCTACCAGAAGCTTCCTGTATATCATCCTCAAATGACAATAGGGGAGAAGAATCACGGAAGAAATGTAAGAGGGGTTCAATCAAATAATAAATGTTACGGAGATTTCAAAGTAGTAGATACTGTATTTACAAACGAGAAATATACGCTATCGGTAATAGATATTCCCAAAGAGCATGACAGCTTTTATCATCCTACACAGAAGCCAGTAGCACTTTTAGAATATCTCATACGAACTTACACAGACGAAGGTGATACAGTGATGGACAACTGTATGGGTAGTGGAACGACCGGTGTAGCTTGCATGAATACAGGGCGTAACTTTATCGGATATGAGAAAGAAAAGAAGTATTTCGACATTTCTCAGGAAAGAATATTTTCAGCTCAAAAGGAATTAATACCGCAAACGGGAAACTGATACAAGGAGATTTATTTAAGCCATGAACGTCACCACCGACACAATAAACCACATATACCAGTATGCCACCTACCGCACAAACGAGCGATGCGGAGAAACCGTAACCGTTCCGGGACTTACGGAAGGTGCGCATACCTTTTGCCGTAGCCGGCTGGAAGAAAAATATATGTTTGTGCTTTCGGCTGTGAAGGGTCTTCCTCGCGTGATGCGTTACAGCAATCGTCCGGAAGGCGCTCCATGGATTCTGGCACGCGGTCACGGAAGCCGATACGAAGGGGCCACGCTCGATTCAGCCGAGCGCCTGCTGGTGATGGCCGTCGCGCTCGGTATTGTGCGTGTGATGAAACCATCCTGCGACTCATGCGATGTGCCGAATGTGGTGATTGACGACGAACGACTGCGGAAAATGGAAATGCTGCATCCCAAACATTCCAGACGTTTTTCATTGCTGAACTGGTAAACCTTACTCTATGCTCACACTCGCAAACCGGACCTACGTTCTATGCTTCGAACAGTCGTACACAGCGGCTGCACTCATGGAGTGGATTGAAGCAGGAAAAGAGCCCGAAATATCTATCCGGAATGCCAAAAAAGGAGTAGAACGAAGCGTCGTTCTTACCATCAAAGACAAAGACGGCATTTATCTATCACTTATTCAGCGTATTGCATCTGTTACGTCAGCAAGAGTCCATATAATATCGGATGTTTTATGAATTTTAGCAACAATTTTAATGCGATTTCGGTTTAAAATTGTTACATTTGCCATGTCATACAATGACATGTTGGGTGATAAAAGGTATTTGTAAATTCAGGGTTCCGCATCCGTGCGGAGCCCTTTGTAAAACCTGAAATACATGGCAAAGAAAAACATAAAATGCTATAACTCCGGTAAAATAGGCGGTCTTTCCTACCTGCAGGCATACAAGAACTTTGATAATGCAGATCAGGAGATTGCCGAGATGGGTTTCACTCCCGTGAATCCTATCATTCTCGGACTGAAACCATCGCGCCCGTACTGGATGCACATGGTGTGGGACATTCTGCTGCTTTCCCGTTGCGGTCACATCTACCTGCAGCAGAACTGGAAGTCAAGCCGTGGAGCAAGAATCGAGTTCAGGGTGGCGAAATTCCTGGGTATTCAGATATGGTTTCAGGGAAATCCTGGGGAAGAAAAAGTAATTAGTTCTAAATAGCCAAGTTGAATAAAATGGCTCCCGCGTGAAGTGCGTTGGCGCACGTTTTCCATAATGTTTAGTTTAAAAGTTTTGACAAATTCTCATTTTGGGGTTCGACTCCCCCGCGCGGGACTAAATCTTAAAAGAAATGACACTAGATGAAAAAATAGAATACTCCATTAACCTTCTTCGCAAAAGTGAAGAGATGGCATTGAGAATGGACCCAGAAAACGGATTTTATCTGGCGTTTTCTGGTGGGAAAGACTCTCAGGTCCTCTATCACCTTGCCGTACAGGGGGGGGGTGAAATTCAAGGCTCACATGAACCTTACAAGCGTGGACCCACCTGAAGTTATACGTTTCGTAAAAAAGAACTATCCCGATGTGGAACTGATAAAACCACGCATGAGCATCTACGAAATGGCAAAGAAGAAAGGATGTCTTCCGACCCGGCTTGTGAGATGGTGCTGCGAAGAGTTTAAGGAAATGTCCGGTGCTGGGAAAGTCACTCTGATTGGAATACGCAAATCGGAGAGCACGAACCGGAAGAAAAGAAATGAAATTGAAACGGGAGACCGTAAATTCTCCGGAACATTTGACCAGTGGAGCGAGCATCAGGAAAAAATGGTGACATGTGTAGGAGGGAAAGACAAAATTCTGGTTTCTCCTATCCTTTACTGGACTGAAAAGGATGTATGGGACTACTTGAAACGAATGCACATTCCCTATTGCGAGTTGTATGACAAGGGGTATAAACGGATAGGATGTATCATGTGTCCCATGTCGAACTACAAACAGAATGTGCGAGAAATGAAAGATTTCCCGCATGTTGGGAAAAACTGGAGAAAAACAATTGAATGGCTGATCGAAAACAAATGGAAGGACAAACCGCTTTTGCAAGATCCTGATATGGCCCTGAAATGGTGGATAAGCAAGAAGTCATTCAAAGAATTTTATGCAGACGAAGTGATGCAACAGAAATTAGAGTTTAAAGATTAAAAGAAACGATATGATTAACAAATGTACATTCATCGGTAATCTGGGGAAAGCCCCCGATTATAAAGTGCTGGAAAGCGGACACAAGGTAGCAAGTTTCTCCATCGCCTGCAGCCGGAAAGTGAAAAACAAGGAAAATGGAGAAACAAAGGAATATACGGAATGGATTCCCATTGTGGCCTGGGACAATCTGGCCGAAATCATCAGCCAGCTGGCCCGCAAAGGTTCGCAGGTGTATGTGGAAGGAGAGTTCCGCACACGAAGCTACGAGGCAGAAGGAACCGGAGAAAAACGCTATGTGTCCGAGATATGGGCACGAGATTTTCGTCTGCTCGGACGGAAGGCAGAATCATCGTCTGCTCCGCTTCCTACTTCGCCCGACGATTTCGGCAGCCAGCCAGCTCCGGCTTCTGCTACTGCACCATCTCAGCCAGCACAAGCGGCCCTACAGCAGCCTACGCAGGGAACGCTTAACATGACTGACGAAAAGGATGATCTTCCTTTCTAATACGAACAGATTAATCATTTAGCGACATGAACGAATTTACAAACCCGGCAGGGAATTTGGGAAACAATCCTTTCTTGCAGGCTCCCTCCACCATTTCACCCATGAAGGGGAAAAGCTCTGAAACAGGGCTTGCGGCTTCTATAAGCCGTCCGAAATCCATGATTCCCGTCAAACGAAACCGGTTTGACCGCTACACTGCACAGCAGCGCATGGCCAGTGCAGACATTCTGAACGCCCACCTGCTCATGGTGGAAATCATGATGACCAATATCACTCAGAAATACATCTACGAAGTGGTTTCCTGCCTGAAGGAACGCGGACTGATGCGTCACAACATGAAGCGCAGGGCCAACGAACTGGTAAATCTGTCTACTGATCTGATGAAGCGATGCAATGCGCACGATGCCATGCAGGTGCGTACCTTTACAGAAACCATTTACCCCGGTCTGTCCGGAAGTTTCATGAGGGGAGGCGGCACACTGACACAGAAGCTTCAGAACATATTCTGGAAAACCTACGGAGAAAAAATCAACCTCATTTATTTTGCTACCAAGAATGCACTCGACAAGTGCAACGTGCGCCAGATCGACCTTGTATCGAACATGGAGATGGTGGCCATGATGTGTACCACCGGAATCGAGTTCTACGACTGCATGTGCCGGAAGGTGGACGGACTGCTCAACGGAGTAGGGAAGGTGAACCGCCAGAAAAGCCAGCACAACGAAAAGATGATGGCTGCGGTGAAAGATATGCTGCGTGAAATGGTGGGAAACATTGAGATACCCGATAAGGAGGGAACGGGGGTGCGCACCTTGACCGCCCAGTTTCAGATGGAGCTGGTGAAAGACGACCTGCTGAAACTGGTGGAAAGCGGAATCGTTTCGCTACAGGTAGAGTTTATAGAATACGTCATCGCCAGTCTGCGCATGAAGATGGCCGGAGAGAGGCTCTGCTTTCAGGACTACCGCACACTCATGGCCCGCATGGGGACGAAGAACAACGTGCGGATGCTGCTGAAAGAAATTGCTTCGCTTCCTCTTCCTGAATCGGACGACTATGAGGTGTACGATGTCATGGAAATGCTGCCCGATGCAAAGGCAGAAGGCGAAAGCGTGATTGACAAGTTCCGTCACCTCTGCCTGGAAGATCATATCCGCACAGTACCTGAAACAAACGAATCCATTACTCTCAGAAAGCTTCGTCAGGAAGTCTACCGCAATCACGGTACACTGAGTATGCTTACCCTACGCTATCTGTACAACGTGTTTGGCACAAAGAAGGCTATGGCAGAATACATAGCGCGTGCGGATGCCGACGTAATGGCGCGTACACTCCGTATGCTGAAAACGGTCAAAGTGAGTCAGCTTGCACTGAAAGACGGATGCCGCTACGAACTCAACCTCGGTCAGGGTGTGCGTGCCATGTATGAGATGCACGGTTATACCCGCGAAAAGTTTGCTTCCATGGCAGGTGTAGGAACAGACCGGCTGCTGGAACTGGAGGCCATGGGCGACCTGGCATCCTATCCCCATGCGGAGAAAGCCGTCGGTCCGCTTGTAATGGACGTGGGTAAGATGCTGGGTGCAGACCCCCGTTACGTGCTGTTTGCTTCCTTACGTGAGACAAAAGAGAAAGGCACACTCCCGGAGGTTTACAAACGCCTTTTCCGAGAAATGGAGAAAGTATATAACGACAACAACGATAAATCAGAAGAAAATGGGAAAGAAGAAAAAAAAGAATAACAAACGAGTAAATCCTCCTGAAATAAATAAAAGAATACTCAATGGTTTCCTTGATATGAAATCAGACGCTGGAAATATGATGGAACTATTCGGAGGTTTCTGGCCATTAATTGAGAAAAAAGAACAGGATATGTTAAACATCCGAGATAGAACTAAGGTTCCACAGCTTGATTTCAGAAAAATAATAGGCAATAAACAACCATCAGGAACTAAAATAGCAAAATATATGGAAGGAGAAATTAACGTATCAAAATTCAGTGCCGGGCAGGTAGTAAAGCTGAAAGATTACGACGCGCTTAAATTGGTGAATGATTCCCTCATTTATCATCTGGAAGAATATGATTTGAAACGTATTTCAGACGCTCAGGTTGCAATCTACAAAGTGCATAATACCCGTCAGCTACACAAGAGCGGGAAGCCTGTATTCTGGTACGAGGTAGGTCAGTGGGGTCGGAACATAGTCGATGTTCCGGAAGATTTTCTGGAAGAACTGCCTGAACCGGTAAATATACCTTCTGATAACGAAGAAGGAGAGAAACAACAGGAGATTCCTGTAGAAGAAACTATGGATGAAATGGTTGAGAAGTTTGAAGAGGTGCTGCACGAGCTGGTACCTTACGATAAAATGGAAGGTGAAGATCCTAATCTTTATCATATCAGAATAGGAAATTTGTTCAAGCCATGTTTCATGAAGAAAACTTCGAATCCAGAAAAAATAGAATGCTTGATGCATATTACAAGTATTGCCCGTGCTGCATATCAACATTATGCGCAAGTTACGCTTTCTATGGCCGAAATCAGTCAAGAACAGCTTTACACCTACCGCAAAAAGAATGCCGACTATGGAAACGCCTTTGAAAAGTCAATGGACGAAGACGGAATCCTGGTAGCTAAAATCCGCATCGGTGACAAAATTCGGAGAATAAATTCCCTGATTAAAAATAATGGTGAAGGGCAGGTGAAGGACGAAAGGCTGGAAGATACTTATCTGGACCTGGCCAACTACTGCGTGATGACAATTCTTTGGATCAGAAAACAACAATCTAAATAAAATAACTATGGCAGAAAGTAATATCAGCAGAGACCACATCGCTATGGAAGCGATGAAGGTATTGATGCAGAAAAATGTATCAGAATACATGACTTTTAAAAATAAGATTAAAAAATTATTTGGTTTGGAATATAAATCAGTGATAGCATACGACGAGGAATGGTTGGCTAAGATGGCCTATGATTTTGCCGATGCCATGATTGCCCAACGCGAAAAAATAATGGAGGACAAATTATGATGCACACATGGTTTGAAGGAAAAATCCGCTACGAGAAGGTGGCGGAGAATGGAATGAACAAGAAAGTGACGGAACCTTATCTGGTAGACGCACTCAGTTTCACCGAGGCCGAAGCACGGCTCATTGAAGAAGTCACCCCGTTTATTTCGGGAGAGTTCACCGTGACCGACATCAAGCGTGCCAACTACAGCGAAATATTCCCGTCCGACGAGGAAGGAGCCGGCACATGGTACAAATGCAAGCTGTACTTTATCACCATCGACGAGAAAAGCGGTGCGGAGAAGAAGACAGCTACCAACATTCTGGTACAGGCAGCCGACCTTCGCGATGCGGTGAAGAAGCTGGACGAAGGAATGAAAGGTACTATGGCCGATTACGTCATTGCATCCGTAGCCGAGACCGCCATCATGGACGTATATCCGTATCAGGCTGAATCCGAAGCACAACCCGAGTTTGAGGAATACGACTACGAAAAGTTGTCTGCGGCTGCCCGTGTATGCCACAACTTAGGTATCACAGAAAAGAGCGGAAAGAAATGTATCAACACTGACCCGATAAACGTGCTGAACATTCACTACGGTTACGGAAGCGGTCTGAAACTCATTCAGCAGCTTATCAATAAAGGCGTGCTGAAACGGGAGGAAGACTACATTTCTGTAGTAGACAAACCGCTGGAAGAGTTCGACTGGTACATCAAACCGAAGGAAGGAAATGGAAAAGTGGAATAAAGCACTGGACATTCCGGTAGAGATACTATTCAAGTACCTCTGCCGGGACTACCGGCGCGAACAGGCACGCACGTCGGAGCTGGAGAAGAAGGTGGAAAAGCTTCAGGCAGAGCTGAACTATGAGCGCAACAACACGCCCACGGTGGAGAAGCTGCAACGCCAGGTAACATCGCTAAAGACGAAGGTCCGCGAGCAGGAGGGAACCATCAAGGTGAGAAACCTTACCATCAAGCGGTTGAAAGGTGAAATAGGTGGATGATTTATGTGGAACAGAAATAAAAAATATAGGGACTGGTTGCGTGCGCAGCTTGGATTCAAATATCAGGAAAGTATGTTCCCTGATGAAGAAGAATATCCGGAGCTAAACGAAGAAGAAGTTTTGAAGGCCATACATGTTATTTCCGTTGCAAGCAAACTTCCGGAGAATAGGATAAAAGAGGCTGTTATAAAACTTATCAATGAACAGCAAATTCTATTTATGGAATCCGTAAATAGAGTGGCCCAAGCGGTAAGTAAATTTAGTGATGCAACTGCTTTAGCCGCAGAAGCACTTTCAAAGTGTGCCAATAGTATTGAAGAACAAACAAATTCGCGCACTAATAATGTGCTGATATTCTATATGAGTGATAATCCGATAGCTGTTGATCTGTGTTCCGACGAGATATTTAAAGAAAAGGATATTTATCTGGACAGTAATATATACGGGAAAGAATCATACACTGCTACAATAGAAATTTCATATACCACAGAGTATGAGCGTTTCAGACAAAACATTGTAGACTCACAGATTCTTGTTGTCAGGAGGAATTATTATGACCAGGAAAGATATGAGAGCCAGCATGAGATAGCCAACCGCAACCGCCACACCTCACGCCATGTGCCGTTTTATTTCAGTATTGTCGGTCAGAACCGTCACGTACCCCGGAAGAACGGTAAGAAGTACCAGACAAAGTTTAACCGGAATGTGCGTCCGAAGGGTACACACTCACATTTTAAGTTTTACAGATAAACCAAACACAATAATGCACAATGATAGTATTAAGTCTTTTTGACGGAATGAGCTGCGGTCAGATAGCACTTCGTGATATGGGAATCATACCTGAAGTATATTATGCTTCGGAAATAGACAAGTTTGCTATTGCACAGACTCAGCTTAATTTTCCCGAAACCATACAGCTCGGCAGCGTCACAGAATTAGATGCGACGAAGCTGGGACATATAGATCTCTTGATAGGTGGGAGTCCATGCCAGTCATTCAGCTTTGCAGGAAAGCGAGTGGGGATGGCTACAACTGACAAGGAAGAAATATATACACTTGAAAGATACCTCGAATTGAAACGTGGAGGATTCCAGTTTGAAGGGCAGTCATATCTTTTTTGGGAGTATATGCGCATCTTGAATGAAGTACGTCAGATAAATCCTGATGTGCTTTTCCTGCTTGAGAATGTGGAAATGGGGAAGAAATGGGAAAAGGTACTTAGTGATGCAATCGGCATTCAAGGTGTACACATAAACTCCGCACTTGTCTCCGCACAGACTAGGAAACGGATATACTGGACAAACATACGTACAAGGATGCAGGATATGTTTGGTACTCCAGTTTCTGATATACCTTTACCAAAAGACAGAAACATCTATTTGAAAGACATTTTGCTGGATGAAGTGGATGAAAAGTATTATGTATCCGATGCTGTTCTTGGAAGAATGAAAAGAACAAACTATTCAAAGCCTGCAATCAATCCTGAAAAGACCGGAACGCTTAATACAAAAAACAATTCAGAACAGATGTCTTTGGATAGTGGGACTACGTTTATAAGTACCCCCGTTGTAAGAGATAGAGGTAGTCTTAGGAAAATAGACAAATCAAACTGTATCGTGGCAAATTATTGGAAAGGTATGGATAACCATGGTATGAGGACTATGGTGCATGAAGAAAGATTTACACCTATTCATATACCCGAAGCTACCAAGAAAGGATATGCAGAAATATTTCCTGGAGAATGTTTTGACGGCACTCAATTAGGAAGCAAGACAAGAAGAGGTAGAAAAATGACTGACAAATGCAATTGCCTGATGGCACAGGCTACTCCTGAGTATTACCTGTATGAAAAATCCGAACGAATAAAAGGATATTCACTTACTAAAAGAGGTATAAGACCTCACCAAGGCGATGAAAAGAAAAGTGGAGTATCAGAGTTTGGAACAATATTATTTACTGACCAAAAAACAAACTCATTAACAACAAATCATCAGCCATATTTTATAACTGATGAGAAAAGTAGAATTGAAAAGAATCTAAAAAGCGAAAATGAAAAAGGGAATTGTTTATTAGCATCAAACTACAAAGGTGCAGAAAATAATGGAACTACATCAGTTAAACGTCCTATTCAACTTAATCCAAGCACTGAAAGCAATGGGAATCAGCCATATCAGCAGAACAGAATCTATTCAGACAAAGGTTTAAGTCCGGCTGTAATTGCAAATATGAGCTGCGGTTCATACGCGGTACAGACAAACGAACGAATCCGAAGGCTTACTCCTACAGAATGCGCAAGACTTCAGACCATTCCGGAATGGTATAAATGGGGATGTAGCGAAACGCAACAGTACAAGATGCTTGGGAATGGTTGGACAGTAGAAGTTATCAAGCATATATTCAGTTTTTTACCAATTAAATAAACCAAAAAAGAAGAAAAATGAAAACAATCAAGACACACACAGGAAAGATTTATGTAGATTCAGAAAAGAAGCTGGAATTTCTTACCGTGGGAGACTACGGAAAAGAGAACAACATCAAGGCTAATTTCTTGGGACTGACCAAAGAAATAAACGGTGTGGCCAACACAGAAGTCGACTTGAGCAAGAAATGGGTGGCTACCATCTCTACACAGAAGGGATGCCCGATGAAATGTAAGTTCTGCGACGTACCCCGTTTCGGATTCTATGGTAACGCTTCGCTGGAAGAACTGGCCTATCAGATTAGGACCATCATTGAAAATGAATCGGTGCTCCACACGGAAAGATTCAACGTACATTTCGCGCGAATGGGAGAACCGACCTGGAATGAAAACGTGCCGTCCTTTGCTCTTCAGCTGAAAAGTCTCGTAAAGAGATGCGGACTAATGGCAGACACCGTTCATCCGGTAGTATCGACCATGCTGCCAAAAGCCAACAAACGACTGAAAGATTTCATTCTTACCTGGTGCGACATTAAGAACGAGTTCTACCACGGAGAGGCCGGACTGCAGTTCTCCATCAATTCTACCGACGAAGCACATCGGAACGATTTGTTTGACGGGAAGAGCCTTTCGCTTCAGGAGATTTCCGCATTGGCCAAAGAACTTCCTATGCCGAAAGGAAGAAAATACACGCTGAACTTCCCGGTTACGGCACAGACCATTCTCGATGCGAAGGAACTGTCTTCGCTGTTCGACAAAAAGAAGTTTATCGTAAAAATCACGCCGATTCATGAAACCAGCTCGGCCATAGAAAACGGTTTTGAAGTAACCGGATATTCCGATTACGATGTGTACCGGAAGTTTGAGCAGCCGCTGCTGGAAGAAGGATGGGATGTCATCGTATTTGTTCCGTCGAAAGAAGAAGACTCCGATAGAATCACCTGCGGAAACGCATTAATCAGTGATAAGGAATGA